CAACTCCCGTCCGTAGAAAGGCGGTAGGCAGTAAGTTAGGAATAGTGTCCGAAAGGATAGTCGCAGAGCCGGTCGGTGAGCGATAAGAGGGTTGGCGCCCAAACACTGTTCAGCCAAACTAACGAATGCTGAAAGTTAACAGGTAGTTAACTAGTCTGAGCCCGCAAGCAAAGGCAAGTTAGCATCTTGAGAGTGGAAGGGTTAGGCCCCGGATACTTAAAAAGACGTTGAGTAGCCCGCAAGGCAAAAGACAGTCGGTGTGTTGTATTTTGCGTCTAACAAGACGTGAAGCAACTGGGACAGCACATCGAAGTAGGTTCGCAAATAGCTCAGCGGTAGAGCAATTCCATTGAACGGAATCGGCGAAGGTTCAATCCCTTCTTTGATAAACAAAAGCGAAAGACTGTCCCGGTACGTTGTGAAAGGTGGTTAATGCCACACTCGCAAGAGAATGTGGTCTACGGATGCTCGCAAGGCTGATGTAGTTGTTCGGAAAGATAGCGTAACGGTTTAGCGACTGTGAACTGCTCGCAAGGCAGACGAAAGATAGAAGGACGAGTAGCAACGTGCGACGAGAGAAACGCCACTCTCCAAAAAAGGCACCACTGGGAGATACAAGATGACCGTAAAAGGCTCTTGTGGATAACGACAGAACGTGGCTCGCAAGGCTAACGGTAATGGTCAAAGGCTCCTACAGCAAGGCATAATCTCAGCCTATGCAAAAATTAAGTTTGACGATATGTTAGTTCAAAAACCGGTACCGTTTGTGGAAAGTGATAAGAGGATTGGCATATCTTTTAACTTAACTTGTTGAACAGTTTTCGAGTTCCGACCCACTTGGCTGTAGGCGACTACTCCATTTCCGAGACTGTTCAACTAGTTAAGTCTGTTTACACATACATCCCGTAGATGAGGGTCGGCCACCCAAACTTTACTGAAACACGCAATGCGCTGGGGTGTATGTGTAAACAGAATATTGCGGGGTAGAGAAGCGGCATCTCGACTGGCTCATAACCAGTAAATCGCAGGTTCGAGTCCTGCCCACCGCAACCAATTTTAGCCTGCACCTTGGGGGTGTAAGGGAAGTGAGTCGACCGCGACCCGGCGATATGCTATAGGTTATTGCTAGGCTAATTACTATATTGTTTAAAGGAGTAAGGATAAAAAACATTCTAGTCCTTACGTAGGTGTAAAAACAGACACATAGTTGTTTGAACGCAGCTGGGCCCGATAAATTTGTACTAGACAAGTGCTGATGCCACCTTTAAACAACACTTTGCCCTAGTGGTGTAATGGTAGCCACGGAAGATTCAAAATCTTTTGCCGCAAGGCGTGGGGGTTCAAGTCCCTCCTGGGGCACCAAATAATAAATACTATATGAAAATATTTGAAGTAGTAGCAAAAATAACCAAAGACGTTGATCCTGAAACTGGTGACAGTACTGTCGGTGCCAATGTAACTGATTTTAAAAACGAATACAACCGAGTTGTTGTAATGCCTATGAATCAGATCCGATCTAGATTCGAAGGAGACGGTAAAGGTGATACTAAAGATGTTGATGCTAGAGCAAATATAAACAGTATTAAAAAACAGATAAAACGAGATATCAGCAAGATACCTCCAATACTAGTAAGAAGAATTCCACGAGAAAACACTTATCAAGTAATTGATGGACATCATCGTTACTTTGCATTTCGTGAAATGAATATTAAACGTATTCCAGTTATTATAATGAGTGCCGGTCAAGTTACCGGTGATAAGTATAAAAAATAAAATGCCCGCTTGGTGAAATTGGTAGCCGCGGCAGACTTAAAATTTGCTTCCTCTGGAGTGCCGGTTCGAGTCCGGCAGTGGGCACCAACGCAACAGATACAAAAGGCACCCTAGGGTGCCTTTTCTCTTGACTAAAATATCGTTTAAGTTATAATCAAACTAACCAAAGGAGTTTCCATGCGTACACAACCAGACGTGATTATTCGCAACCTTGAAAATCACAACAGCCGACTGGACAAAGAAGCAATTCTAGCGGCAGCAGTTGCAGAAGGTCTTGACGAGTTTTTTGAAGGTGTTAGAATGGCACTGGACCCATTGATCACATACGGTGTCAAGCAGGTGCCATTTAAAAACGCGGATGCAGGCCAAGGGCTACCGTGGACTGTTTTCCTGAAACTTGCCCAAGATTTGCAGTATCGAAACTTAACAGGTCATGCTGCACGTGATGCTATCGAACTAGCAATGAACGTTGCTACACAGCGACAGTGGAATGATTGGTATCGTCGTATTCTTATCAAAGACCTGCGTTGTGGCATGAGCGAAAAAACTGTTAACAAAGTGTGTAAAAAACACCCTGAGTATCAAGTGCCGGTATTTGAATGCCAACTTGCTCACGACAGTGCTAACCACGAAGATAAAATGCGTGGCAAGAAACAGATTGAAGTTAAACTAGACGGCGTTCGTGTGCTCGTTGTTATCAATGATGTACACGGTAAAAGCATTGAAATGTTTAGTCGTAATGGCAAACAGTTTCATAACTTTGATCACATCATTGAAGAAATTCGTGCTGTGTTGAAAGATCATCCTGCACCGTATCCGTTGGTACTTGATGGCGAAATTATGAGTGCTAGTTTTCAAGATCTTATGCGTCAAGTGCAGCGTAAGAAAGATGTCGATGCAAAGGATGCAGTGTTGAACTTGTTTGACATTATTCCGCTGGGTAATTTTAAGAACAAAGTTTATAGTTTTAACCAAAGTGTTCGCAGTGAAATGGTCAGTCATTGGGTTGAAGACCACGCAAACACGCTACAGCACGTTACAGCACTGGGTTGGGAAACTGTAGACCTGGATACCGCAGAAGGCTACCTACGCTTTGTAGCACTTAATAAGGCGGCTGTAGACGGTGGGTATGAAGGTGTGATGATCAAAGACGTTGATGCACCTTACGAGTGCAAGCGCAGTGCAAGTTGGCTTAAAGCAAAACCGTTTATCGAAGTAACACTGGAGATTGTTGGCTATGAAGAAGGCACAGGAAAAAACACAGGAAGACTCGGGGCTTTGGTATGCGCTGGGCAGGATGACGGGAAAGATATTAGGGTCAATGTTGGTAGCGGTCTCACAGACGAGCAGCGTATTGCTTTTTGGGCTGACCGTGATAGTCTTGCTGGATCTCTTGTGGAAGTTAGGGCTGATGCAGTAACACAGAATCAAGATGGCACCTACAGCCTACGTTTTCCACGTTTCAAAACATTCCGTGGATTTGCACCTGGAGAAAAACTGTGATCTACAAACTTGGTAGAATTATGGGACATATTGGGCATCCTCCGCCGGAGTCTAGTCCATTTGCTGCCGTCGCAGTATTGGGTATTGACACTGCACTTGCTCGTAAAGCAGTACAAAAACTCTACTTTGAAGAAGTACCAGTAGTGGATAAATTTGGCCGTGCAGTTGATTCTTACGAAACTTACCACAATGTTTTCTTTGTGCCTAACAACACCAAATACGGCAGCATATTTGCTATGAAATACGGAACATTAGTTAATGACAGATGAAGTAGAACATTTTAAGAAAAAGTACCGTGCTCACGTACAACCTGGGCATAGACGCTATGCTGTGCCCAAGCGTATGAGCATGGACTCTCTAACCCCTAATTACGAACCGTTTGATCTCGACTTCGAATACGAACCCAGTGTTCAAATTGACATGCCCAAGCGTGACTTCGAAACACTGATTGGCATGGAAAAATACTGGGAGGAACAACTAAACTGGAGAGATACTCATCATTATTCTGGTTATGCTAAATCGATTGTTGACGGTCACGAAAAAGAATTACGTATTCGTAACAACAATCCCGCAGCAAAAATTGCTTACGAAAGGTATCAAATGCTATTAAAATTAGTAGATAGTCAGTATGATTAAAGTGCCGTTTGATGTAGAAGGCTATCACGGCTCGAGTATGCGTGGACAAATATTAAACAGTGTCGAACTTGACAAAACACTAGACAACGCATACAGAACCATGGAATGGTTCAAGTATCTAGCAGATCACGCAACGGAAGTAAAAGTGTTAGAAAATTATGCCAATGCTGCAACATTCATGACTACATATGTAGTAGGATTTGAACTTGATGGCAAGTATGAAACCTTCTATAGGATTAAATACGGCGGTTGACATTTACTGTATAGTGTCGTATATTTTATAAACACAGAGGAGATCTACATGGCTCGTACTACCGCTCTTAAACCCAAGAAAAAAGCAACTGTTCGTGCAACTCGTCGTCTTAGTGGCTTTGCACTTGCTCCAACTGACACATTCTGGAAGGCAAAGCATTTCGTTCATTACGAAATTGAAAGCCGCGAATGGAGCAATAAGATCAAAGAATACGTGAAGAGATTTCTTCCTAAGACTGATGCTGCACACATTAACCGTTTGCCAGAATGGAAGACGGCTAATTACAGTCATTGGGCAATCACTGCACACTGGCTGCTGAATAATCTTGCTCCTCCTACAGATTATGTTAACGGTTTTAAACGTTATCTTGACGGTCTTATCGAAGAAGGCAAAGAGGTTGCTAAAAAGGATCGTGCAGCAGAAAAGACGGCTAAATCCTCTGCACCTGTGCCTACAATTCAAGAACGTATTGCTGATCAAGCCGCAGAAGCAATGGAAGACATCGAAGCGTGGCTGGAAGGTTTTGTTACGGATAAGACAACCTTTGATCCTAAAGGATTTGACTTTACTGCTCACTTTGCAAAGTATAAAGTGACGCAGGCTCATGCACGTAAGATCATGTCTAACTATCAAAGCGAACTTGAAGAAGTACGTTTGATTCAGAACTTGCCTACTCCGCAAACCATTGCCAAGATCAAAGACGAGCGTGAAAAGGATATGGCACAGCAATTGCGCGAAGGCTACAGCCACCTTAGTAAAAAAGATGCACAAGCATACCTAACTGCACTAGAGACGCTTGTAGGCGCTTGTATGCTGGTTATTGACACCAGTAAAGCAACTCGTAAGCCGCGTGTGAAGAAAGCACCTAGCAAGGACAAGATCGTTGCTAAGTTGAAATTCAAAGCAATGGACGAAAAGTATCAACTTGCAAGTGTTAACCCGCTGGACTTGATTGGAGCCGCAGAAATCTGGGTATTCAACATCAAGACACGCAAACTTGGCAAGTATGTTGCTGCTGAAGATGCTAGCGTAATGACTGTTAAGGGCAGTGCTCTTATTGGTTACGACGAAGAAAAAAGTGTGCAAAAGACACTTCGCAAGCCCGAAGAAACACTGAAAGAATTTAAGGCAGCAGGCAAGATCAAGTTGCGTCGTTTCTTAGACGAAATTAAAACCACTGACACTAAACTCAGCGGACGTATCAACGAAGACACTATTCTACTAAAAGCACTATAATAAAAGGAAATACAATGCCACTAGTACCTATCGTAATCGAACAAGAATCACGCGGCGAACGTTCTTACGACATCTATAGCCGTTTGCTTAAAGATCGCATTATCATGCTCAACGGACCAGTTGAAGACAACATGGCCAATCTTGTTGTAGCACAAATGCTGTTTCTTGAAAGTGTAGATGCTGAAAAAGACATCAATCTTTACATCAATAGCCCAGGCGGACTGGTTACTGCTGGTCTTGCTATCTACGATACCATGCAGTTTATCAAACCAGACGTTAGCACTATTGTTATGGGTCAAGCCGCTAGCATGGGCAGTTTTCTTGCACAAGCAGGTGCAGCAGGCAAGCGTTATGTATTGCCTCAATCACGTACAATGATTCACCGTGTAAGTTCGGGTACACCAGGAACACGCGGTAGTGTTCACGTGCAAGAACTACAGTTTGAAGATGCTCGTCGTAGTTTTGAAGAGAGCCAACGCATTAACCAGCGTCTTACAGAACTGTATGTAAAACACAATGCAAAAGGCAAGACCTACGGAGACATGTTCGACACCATGAAGTTTGACACATTCCTATCAGCAGAAGAAGCAGTAGAATATGGGTTGGCCGATAAGGTTGTTGAAAAAAGATAATGAATACAAATTTTAACAATAAATTACCTACAAATTTCGAGTCGGATTGGCTGCCGTCCGACTCACGAGAAAATTTTAAAAAAAACTTAAAATTAAACCCTGAACTTTTAAAAAAGTTGGGATGGACTGGTAAGAATATAATGTATAAAACTGACAAGTATGGTTTTAGAAATGACGCAGACTTCTCCGATGATTACTACAATTTGGCGTTAGGTTGTAGTAATACGTTTGGAATTGGAGTTAACGAACAAGATGTTTGGTACAATCATTTAAAAAAGCACTTCTCTGAACCATTTTATAATGCAGGTATACCTGGTGGCAGTTTAGGAGGGTGCTATAGATCTTTAACTGGACTTTTAAACGAAGGTATGAAAGTAAAAAGAATTTTTATGTTTATACCTTCAAAAGAAAGATACGAAGTTTACAATACTGTTGAGTCTATATGGACACCGGTAGCATGGTGGACAGACCACTCTAACAATATTAAAAAATATCTGTTAAACGATGAATCTCTTGATAAATTTCGTCAAGTGCATATGTTAGCAATAAAACATATCTGTTATGAAAACAATATAGAAATTGTTGACCTTGATTTTGAAGATAACTATGAAGTTTGTAACTGCAAAAGTGCTAGAGATCTAAGCCACCCAGGAATCGAAACACACAAGTTAATTGGAAAAATGTTCTATGACGAATATAGTAAAAGATACAATAGCAAAAATTAAAAATATTCCAACAGAGGAAAAGTTGGTTGAAGTTTTACAAGAAAACACAGTTGTAGTCACCTTCAAAAAATTAGATGGTGACGAACGTGTAATGACCTGTACAAAAAATCTATTGCACATTCCTGAAGTAAATCATCCTAAGGGTGTAAAAGATGGCAAACCTGGCACTATTACAGTGTGGGACGTTAATGCCAACGGCTGGAGATCGTTTGTATATGAACGTGTAATAAACGTAGACTATTTAGAGAAACAGTAGTAAAATAAATATTGTACAATGGATTTAGAAAAAATTGAAAAAGAAATTATTTGGTGGAATCGTGCAGCCGTAATGCTTCCTATAGTTTCGACTGCAATTTTGCTATTATTTTATAGATTAGATGTTGTTGAACTTCAGATTCTATTTTATATTGCATTGAGTTTATACATTGTAACTGCAATTACTTGGTGGTGGTGGACAATGAAAAACATCATATATCTTGCAAAAGTGTTAACCAAGTCAACTAATGAAATCGAAATAGTTATTCAAGAAGTCAAAGACATGCGTAGAGCTATTTTAGATTCTCAACAACTAACATCAGTCGATGATAAGTAATACAGTGGACTATATAGGGATCGACCCACTTAAAACATTCCGCCCCCTCACCCAACGAGGAAAAATTATGGGAAAATATTATAGTACAAAAACATACGGACACAACATTGGTTTGAGTGCAGTGTTCCGTCAACCTAACGCAGATCATTCACATTGCCATTTGCTGCATGGTTATAGTTTACAGTTTAAATTTACATTTGGATGCAGTGAACTAGACAACAAAAACTGGGCAGTAGACTTTGGTGGACTTAAACCGCTTAAAGCATGGCTTGAAGACAACTTTGATCATAAAGTAGCACTGGATGTCGACGATCCTCATATTGAGAAGTTCCGTGAACTTGAAGCATTGGATCTAGCAGAGATCCGTGTGTTTGACGGTGTAGGTGCAGAACGTTTTGCATATCATGCGTGGAAGTTTGCTGACGAACTAGTTCGTGCAAAAACCAACGGACGCTGCTGGTGTGAAAGTGTAGAATGTGCAGAGCACGGTGCTAACAGTGCAATCTATACACCCTACACAACACAGAAGATGTCGTTTGATGAAACAGTGGACTGAATCCAAAAGTGAAAGAAAAGCAAGAAAGGCCCTAGAAAAACAGGGCCTTTCTACTGTTGAGCGAACCGATTATGTAAGAGGCTATCTCGAAGCATACAAACAATCTACAAACAAGAACTATGTGGTTTGTTTAAAATGGGGTAACAAATACGGACCTGAATACGTAAACAAACTTTACAACATGGTTAAACGTAATCTTACAATAGACTACGAATTTGTATGTTATACTGAAAATTCCAAAGGTATAGATAGTCATATTAAAACAATGCCGTTGCCCGTGTTGCCAGTTAGTGGCTGGTGGTATAAGCCTTGGTTTTTGAGCAATGAATTGGGCATACACGGTACAGCATTGTTTTTAGATTTAGACTTGATTGTTTTTAGAAACATTGATAATTTGTTTGCTTATCGTTCAGAAAAGTCATTTGTAATTATAAGAGACTTTAATAGACAAATACGTCCTAACTGGGACAGAATGAACAGTAGTGTTTTTAGATTTAAAATAGGACATTACAACGCGGCTTATCAAGAATTCAAACAAAATACACAAAGAAATGTTGCAAGATATCAAGGTGATCAAGACTGGATGTTTAAATCTATTACAGACCATGTGTTTTGGCCGGACGATTGGATACAAAGTTATAAATGGGAAATGCGCGGTCGTAAAGAATTAGGGTTTGTAAACGGTAAACGTAATTTTACAAAATCCGGAACTCCTAATATTTCACAAAATACAAATATTGCAGTATTTCACGGAGAACCAAACATACCTGATTGCGTTGATAACTGGCCTAGATCAAATTGGTATTGACAAAACTAGAGAAGTCGCATATAGTGAAAGCATGATAAGAACATACATGATATATGCAGGTCTTACGTTCCTCGGCTACGAGTACGGCGAGACCAAAGATGAAGTATTGATTAGAACTCGTTCAAAATTTGGCGATCCTAACAATTGGAATGTAACAGAGTATACTGCCAACATTATTGTTTGGCGAGAGGAACTAGAATGCACAAACGTATAGGATTTGCTTGTAAATATCTTCATGAGGATCAAACACTCAAGCCTAAATTGCTTGAAGAATTACAACGTCCTTTAACAGAAAAATGCACAACTGTTGCATGGCTCAACAGACAAACTCGTGATGTTGCTGAACAACGTCTTTGGGACATCATGGAACATAACGCTGACGCAGCAAAACGGCTAGTGGAATATGTAGGCAGTTTGGCTCCTGAACTTAGAATGGTGCGACTGGGTAGTAATCAACTTCCTTGTGCTACTGAGGCCAGTTGGAGTTATTTTTGGGGCAAGCCAGACGTAGTTGCATACTGCGAAAAACACTACGGAATGGTTGGCGAAACTGCTAGAGCATTGGATGTAAGAGTCAGTATGCATCCTGGTCAGTTTACTGTGTTGGCCAGTGAGAATCCGGAAATTGTAGAACGTAGTATTGAGGAGTTTGAATATCATGCGAATCTCATCAGGTGGATGGGCTACGGTAAGAGTTGGCAAGACTTCAAGTGTAACGTCCACATCTCCGGTAGAAAAGGTCCAGCCGGTATCATCGACGTACTTCCAAGACTGTCTCCAGAGGCAAGAAACTGTATTACTATCGAAAACGACGAAAACTCCTGGGGACTCGACGCAAGCCTAGAACTTGCTGATCATGTAGCATTGGTGCTGGACATTCATCACCATTGGGTCAAGACAGGTGAATACATCGAGCCCGATGACAGTCGTATTGAACGCATTGTTGATAGTTGGCGCGGTGTACGTCCTGCTATGCATTATAGCATTAGCCGTGAAGATGTATTACAGAATTTTGATACAAGTGTACGACCAGACATGGCAACACTGCTCGAAAGTGGATACAAAAAAGCCAAACTAAGAGCACACAGTGATTATTGTTGGAATACAGCATGTAATGATTGGGCATTGAGTCATTGGACGTGGGCAGACATTATGGTAGAGGCAAAGTGCAAAAATCTTGCCTCTATTGAGTTGTTTGAACAGTCTAAAAAATAAATACTGTATGAGTTATTTAAATCGCATGTATGGCGGCAACAGACCGTCACAGGAAACAAAAAACACCAATCGTGTACTAGGTGGTTTGCGCGGACAAGGCGCTGACCACTATTCTATACTCGGCGAAGATGGTGTCGAACGTAGTGTGCCTACACAAAAGTATGTTCAAAGTCTTGAACAGAAGGTTAGAGAGCAAGATGCTAGACTAGCCACATTAGAACGTAAACTACGAATTGAAAGCAACGAACGCAAAACAGCAATACAAGCATTTAATAGACGTTCTGATTAAAGTTTGCTAATAGGCAAATCTGAACTGGCATTTAATGTCCATACACGTTTACGCTCAACGCCCTTGCGTTGGGCGAATTTTTTTATATCGCACTCAGAACATACGTGAAAATAATTATTGCTTAATCGCTTGGGATCCATAGATCCTCTTTCACGTGTGAATTCTTCACCGCAGTTATCACATCTAAAGTGAACAACAGTTTTCTTGCGTGTGTAGGTATGTTCAACACCGGACTTGCTTTTTCTCACGTGTGAGGTTTCGACTATGCTTTGTTTGATAAACATATATGTATTTAGTTACATTAAGATTATAAAAAATACCTATAAATATTAGAAAGGGAATGTTATGGAAGTTTGCACTCTTACAGAATCTGCTAAAAAACAAATCGATATGCTATGCAAGGAAAACAATTGCTATGCAATTAGTTTGAATCTACGTGGTGGTGGCTGTGCAGGGTTTGAATATGATTGGGGAACTGTAGCACATCCGTCAGATCTAGAACCCAACGACGTTGTTATACACACAGATAACGCTGGTAGATTTGTAGTAGGCTCACACAGCCTTATGTTTTTAATAGGAACTGAAGTAGATTACATTCGCAGTCTAGTAGGCAGCAATTTTGAAATTCGCAATCCAAATGCCAAGAGCAGTTGTGGTTGTGGTGTGAGTGTAAATTTTGATATGGATAAATTAGCAGTACCTGCTATTTAATGGAGTAGAAATATGGCAAAACAAGAAGTCAATATCGGCGTAGAGGGCAATGACGGCACAGGCGACAGTATTCGTGAGTCGTTTCGCAAAGTAAATGAAAACTTCGGCGAACTTTATGCAGTTTTTGGTCTAGGTGGTCAAATTGGATTTACAACACTAAACGATACACCAGATACCTACTTGGGTAACGAAGGCAAAGTTGTTTTAGTTAAACAAGATGGCACAGGAGTTGACTTTTATGATTTAGTTTCTGATGCAGGAACAAACAATCCGTTGGATACCGCCAACACCATAGCATTTAACGTTGTTGACAATAAACTTGTTGTCCGTGCAGTTAATACCAAACTTGCAGACGATCCGTCACCAGAAACTACCAATCCATTACAATTAGGTTCTGTAGCAGCATATAATAATACAACACAAAACTTGTTAACAAACGATGCCACAATTGGCACTCTTGTAACAGACTGGAACGCTGCACATCCTGGAGATCCTATTACTACCGCAAATCTAGTAATAACCAAAGGATATGCAGATAACAAATATATAAATGTTACCGGCGATACTATGACCGGAGCATTAAATGTTCCTGCAGGCGCAAGTGGTACACAAGTACCTCGTGTACAAGAAGTGGTAAAGAAGTCTGGGGACACTATGACCGGTGCTCTAACACTTTCGGACCATCCATTTCCATTCCAGGGTTTTGGTACTCCAAACAGTACCGCAGATCTCCAAGCAGCAACAAAGTTTTATGTAGACAGTACATCGTATTCGTCAACTGTTAATTTGTTTGTTACTAAAAATGGCAGTGATGACCAATTAACTACCCCGCCCGGAAAACAAGGCAGAAGTGAAGCATACTCATTTGCAAGTATTGCTGCGGCTTGTGCTAAAGCAGAAAGAATTCAAGAAGCATCGCCAGTCGACCTTGGACCATATGTTATGGATATTACATACACAGATGGTTTAGATGAACCAACTTCGTATATTGTTGCTACAGACACATCTGGTAATCCGTTTGGATATTCAATCAGTGGCGATCAGGAAACAGTTTACGATACTATTGCACTGGAAAAGTCTGGTATTATTGATGATGTAATTGCTGATATTGCCGATGAATATCCTACATTTATCTATACAGAGTCTATTTGCCGCAGAGATCTAGGTTTAATTTTAGATTCTATCAAACTCGATATTGGTGCAAGCACAGGATTGATAAAACATAATTATCTATCACGCTACGCAGGTTTAAGATACTTTTCGAATCCAAGTGCTGAATTTGCAATTAGCAGTCAAGGTCAATATACTGAAACTGCATATGCAATACAAAGAGCGAAAACAAGAATGCTTGCTGAAATTGCAACTGCACTAGGAACTATATCAAATCCTTGGTATACAGCAGCATCAAACAGATTTGATGATGTTCTTGCAATGATTAACCCAGCAGTTGCTGACCCAAGTTTAGTTGAATCATCAAACTATTATACTATCTTTGTATTCAGTGGTCCTGACAAGTACACCACACAGTCAGGAAATCCAAGTATTGCTAACCCAAATGTCGACATTATTCCAGGAAAGTTAATTAGAGGTAAAACATCTGGTGCAGTTGGACAGGTTGTAACTTATCAAAGAGGTGCCGATACTGTTGGTGCACCAACATATGATACTGTGCAACTTCAATTAGTTGACACCAAAGAATTTGTTGCCAATGAAGAACTTGAATATGCAAACTTTGTAAAAAGAGATCAAATTGCAATCAGAGTCGAATCTGGAATTTACGATGAACAACTACCAATACGTGTTCCTGAAAACGTATCTATCAAGGGTGATGAATTCCGTCGTGTGATTATTCGTCCAGCAGCAGGTGTGTCGACTTCGATACATGCTAGAACTTATTTCTATAGAGATGCTACAATCGACGGGTTAACTACTGCAACAGGCGGCGATATGCATGTTGATCCTAGTGACAGTTCAACAATTGGTTATTATGGTTATCACTATCTAACAGATCCAAGTAACCCAAATAGTACGCCAAAGAACAACAACGAAATGGATGTCTTCTTAATGAACGACGCCACACTGTTACGTAATATTACTGGTCAACGTCATGGTGGATTTATGATGGCGTTGGATCCAACTGGTAGTATTTTAACTAGATCACCATATGCACAAACTTGTACTAGTTTTAGCGGAAGTTTGAATCGCAAGGCATTCCGCGGTGGTATGTTTATTGACGGTTATGTTTACAACATGCCAATTACTATTGTAGACAAAGACGACAACTTTACACTACAAATCGAAGCACCTGCAACAAGTGGACTTGGTATTAGAAAACCTAGAACTCCGTGTTCGTTCTTTATTAATGGTGCAAGATATCAAGTTAATGCAATTGCCAATTATGTGCCCAACGACGGTGCTGGTCTTGCTACAGCGACACTTATCCTTGATGAAACCAGCAACAACGGCATTGGTTTAGACAACATGGTTGATAGTGCTCTTGGGGAAATAGATACTGTTCTCCAGGGTTCTGGTAACAAGAGTATGCTTGCAAACGACTACACACAAATCAATGATTTAGGTTATGGTGTAATTGCAACAAACAACGCATTATCAGAACTTGTAAGTGTGTTTACTTATTATTGTCACACAGGTTATTATTCACGCAACGGTTCGCAGATACGATCACTAACTGGTAACAACAGTTACGGTACGTTTGGTATGGTTGCAGAAGGCAGCGATCCTGACGAAGTTTCAAGAGTAGCAAGTCTTGTACAGCCTCTTGTACAGCCTGCAAAAATATATGTAGTTGAACAAGAAGTAACAGTAACAGGCGATGTAAGTGCATTGCTCACTGCTGGCGAAAATATCAAGCAAGATCAAGTAACTGGAACAGTTACAGGTCAATTGGCATTTTTTGATGTAGTGGGCGGCAATACCATACTGTATATTGAAAACATAACCGGTGGTAGTTTTAATGCTAGTGATCAAATAGTTGAAGGCGGCAGCACTGCTCTAGGAACTGCACCATATACAGTTGTAAATAGAAACTTTACTGCAAATGAAAACGATGTTGCTGTTTATGTTTACGACTTAACCGACTATCCGCTAAATGCCAGCGAAATTGAAATTCTTCATACCACTGGATTGTATCAACCTTACGAAGTTGTAAGCGTTACCGATACAGGATTAGAAATTCCATCAAACCTTGTAAGTTCATTGTGCGACAGTACAAGTACTATTCGTGCAAAAATATGGAGACTTGATCTAACCAGTGGTGTTGCAACCGCAGACACTGGTATCCAAGAACTTACTGGGTTTGGCACGTTGGCAGTTTATCGTGCAAAACAAAACTTCTATGTAAACGGAATCACTTCAGACGTTCTAACAAGACCTAGTACTGCTTTTATATTTAACGAGTATCCAGTTTATACATACAGAACAATTGCATTTGAAAATACAATTGTTAGTGGTATTCCGGTTGTTGGTACACAGGCAGTTGTTGGTGTTGATGATAACTTTTCTTACATTGACTTGAATGTGGACAATGATAGAGCCAGTTACAACTTAGGTGTAAACTACACAGTTAGCAGCACTATAGGAACTGCTCCTACAGGTGGAACTACACTTGGAAGAACAGTAGGAGATCTTAATATTGTAATTGCAAGACTCGATACTGTTGATAAAACAAGAATACTAGGAATGGTATTTACTTGGGGCGGCAAACAGTTTGAAATTACAGGTTATTCTGAAATTGTTGATACCAGCGGAACATCTGGATTAAACGGTGATACTCTAGGTATTATTACATTTACTGATGTGTACAGTATTCACCCTACGTATGTTGGAACAGGTATTGCTGTAAGAGCAGACAGTTCAATAGGTGACAATATCACACTCAAAGCAGGTTTAGATACTGGGGCAACTGCCAATATCACTGTTAATATCAGTACTACTCGTGCAACAAGTCATGACTTCCTGGATATCGGTACTGGTGGATACAACACTTCTAACTATCCTGATAGAATTTACGGTGCACCAATTGAAGCCGCAGTAACTGACGAACAAGCAGTGGATAGCAACGGATTCAATACCAAAGCACAGGTACAAGAACGTGTAAGAGGACGTGTGTTCTTTGCAAGTACTGACCAAGACGGTTTCTTCCGTGTAGGTAGATTCTTTACAGTTGACCAAGGCACCGGTCGTGTTACATTTAACGCTGCACTTGTTCTAACAAACATCGACGGTATTGGTTTCAAACGTGGTGTTAGAGTTAACGAGTTTTCACCAGATACTACATTTACTAACGCAACTGGCGATAGTGTACCTACTGAAACCGCAGTCGAAGGTTACATTAACAAACGTTTAGGATGGGACAGAGACGGTGATGCACTACTATTAGGAGACATCATCGGCGGCGGCGCTATTAGAAAAGCCGGCGATACTATGACTGGCAATCTAAGTATGGGTGGTAATCAAATTACTAACCTAGGATCCCCGACTGCTGGAACAGATGCTGTTAATAAAAATTATGTTGATGGATTACTAGCAGCACAAGATGAATTGTCAGAACTAGACGATGTTGCAATTGTAACTCCTGCAAATGCTGAGATTTTAGTTTATAACGGATCTACTAGCAAGTGGACCAACGAAGCATTTTCTTCAGATCCGTTGGTTAGCGACGTTACATTTACTTATTCTGCAGGTGTATTAAGCGCACAATACAACTCAGGATCTATTGTTAATGCTGATGTAAGTGCATCAGCAGCAATTGCTCAAAGTAAATTGAGTATGAACGCTGCCACAACTAGAGCAAACGCAACTGGAATCACACAAGGCGATAGAGGTCTTGCTAGTTTTAACAGTGCAGAATTTACTGCTAGCAGTGGATGGATATCAATACTAACAAGCGGAATTGCAAATAGCAAACTTGCAAACAGCAGCATTTCTGTAACAGATGGCACTACAGCAAGTAGTATCGCTCTAGGAGGAACACTGACATTTGCTGCAACTGCAAACGAAACCACAGTAGCACAAGCAGGTGGAACAGTTACTATAGGTCTTCCTAATAACGTTACTGTTGCTGGTATACTTACTATGGGTGGTAATATTATACCTGGGTTAAACAGTCCAACAGACAGCGGACAGATGCTGGGTCTAAGTACAAGACGTTGGAATACTGTTTATGCTACAACATTCAACGGTACTGCTACAGAAGCATTGTATGCTGACTTGGCAGAAAACTATCTTTCTGACGTAGCATACGAACCCGGTACTGTACTGGTGTTTGGTGGCGAACAAGAAGTTACTGTAACCAATGTTAAGGGCGATCGACGTGTAGCAGGTGTTGTTACAACCAATCCAGCGCACTTGATGAACAGTGCATTAGAAGGCGATTTTGTAACTGGGGTTGCACTGCAAGGGCGTGTACCAGTTAAGGTTCTTGGCAAGGTACAAAAAGGTGACTTGATTGTTACAAGTGCAATACCAGGATACGGCATAGTTGACAATGATCCTCGTGTTGGTACTGTAATAGGTAAAGCAGTTTCTAACAAGTTAGACGATGTTAGAGGCGTTGTTGAAGTAGTAGTAGGAAGAGTATAATGGCAAAGCAGAACATTAACATAGGGTCGAGTGCAAACAAAGGCGATGGCGATCCGCTACGTACAGCCTTTACTAAGATCAACAGCAACTTTACTGAATTGTATGATCGTGCAGTAAACACTGATGCTCAAACATTGACTTTAGTAGGAAACACATTAGCTATAAGTGGTGGCAACAGCGTTAGTCTTAGTCAATATTCCACATTCAGTGGCAGTTACAATGATTTAACCAATAAACCGACTATACCCAGTTTGGGTAATATTGTTTTTGATGCCAATGGTATAACTAACCCTACAGGCGAAATTATTGATATCCAAGCACCGCTCGCTCAGTTACAAAGTACAGACGGTACTTACATTTGGGTGGAGGATGGCTACGGAGCCGGAATCGAAGTTACGTATGTCGGCGGAAGTCGAATCTGGAAATTTGATAGTGCAGGAGCGTTGACATTTCCAGATGCCACGGTACAGATTACTGCCTATACAGGACCACAAACTTCACTAGATGGTGATGTCACTGGTAGTGTATTCGCTGACGACAGCACACTACTGGTAGATGGTGTGGCAGGTAAGATTGTCGGGGAAGTTGATAATAACAACGTCTATACAAACTTTATAGTTTCCCAAGATGGAATATCGCAAGTACAAATCGGAGATGGAAATACTAGCGGTGGTAAAACCGTTGTTCTTATTACGGAATATGTAAGAATACTTTCCGCGGTGCCATCTACAAGTATAGGTGTTAGCGATGATTACGTGGGATCAGTAGCATTTGACAGTACATATATGTACTACTGCACACAAAACCATGACGGTGTCACTAACATTTGGAAACGAGTTGCTTGGTCGGGCGACACTTGGTAAGATACGATAAATACATAAAATAGGAATAAAAAATGGCAAATAGATTTCCACTTATTGTTGACACTAGTTCGGGTAACCAAATTAAAGAATTGCCGTCTGGAGATAATCTTAATTTAACTGGCAACGGATTAGTAGGCGTTACTAGTTTATCAGTGATTAACAGTATAAGTTCTGCAACTGTTCAAACATCGGGCAACGCAACTATAGGTGGATCTGTTACTGTTACAGGTAGTATTTCTACTAACGCTAACTTAAATGTCACAGGTGTGGTTAGAATAAACGATACTAACATCTTAGAACTAGTAGACTGGGACGATTTAAATAATGTTCCTGCATTTGCTAATGTTGCAACAACTGGAAATTATAACGACTTAAACAATAAGCCCGTACTAGCAACTGTTGCAACAACTGGAAATTACAACGACTTAAACAATAAGCCCGTACTATCTAGCAGCGATATTATTAATGCTCTAGGATATACTCCTTACGATGATTTTAACCCCGAAGGATACATAAGTGAACTTTCATTAACTGGTTTAACTGATACACCCAACACCTATTCAGGTCAGGCTGGTAAGTTTTTACAAATTAATGGATCAGAAAATGGCATTCAATTTTCAACAACAAGTTTTACTTTAACATCAGGAGATGTTATAGATGCTCTAGGGTATACTCCTTATAACGGTCTTACTAACCCAAACAATTATCTAACTGCCGAAGCAGATACACTAGATGCTATTACAGATCGCAGTAACGCAACTACAAATAGTATTACAGTAGGAGGGTTGACTGCAAATGGGCAAGTTTCCGGTACATCACTAAGAAGTACAGGAAATCTATTGTTTGACACCAATGAAACAATAACTGTTGATTCAAACGCTGGAATATTGATCATCGGCGGCACTAGCACACTACAGATAAAAAGTCAAAGTGCAATTTCATTTTATAACAGTATCATACCCGATACAACCAATGTCTATGACCTAGGGTCAGACTCGAGATATTTTAGTAATTCGTATGTTCAAAATACAGTTTACTACGGTGATCTACAAGGTATTCCTGGAAAGTCTAATGTAACTATTGGCGCGGCTGGTAGTATTAATATTACTCCAGGAACTGCAACAAGTAGAGTTAGCATATTTGCAGGTGTGTTTCAGTTGCCAGTATTAACTACTACACAAAGAAATGCATTAACCCCGCAATTGGGTGACATAATTTACAATGAAACTACAAGTCAAGTTCAAGTATACGTTGGTATAGCGTCCTATGTTAGTTTTGTACCTACAGCAGGATGGGTTAACTTGTACAACCCTCCTGCGGCTCCGTAATATCGATAAATACTTAAAACGGGGATTAAAATGGCTATTCAAAATATCAATGTGGGCAACTCGGCTAACGACGGAACAGGTGATGATCTTCGAGAAGCCTTTATCAAGATAAATCAAAACTTTCAAGAGATTGAACTGATTGCATTTCAAAGTGCAGCAAACTTAGGTTCTGCTGGTGCTAGAGTGTACGCTAACACAGTTGACAACGTTTTAAATTTTAGACGTTTAGTTGCTGGAAACAGTGTAACATTACAAGAACTTGACAATACTATTGTTATTGATACCATATCCCCTACTGGTAACTTTATTATCACAGGCGATGCTGGAAGTTTGATTGCAGGTCCTGGCTTAAACTACAATATCTTTGGTGCCAGCGGAATTGTTGTAGGAATTAACGAAAATAATAAAACTATTACAATCAACGGTGCCTTGGTTAATGAAACAACACCAGTACTTGGTGGAAACCTTAATGCTAATAATAAACAAATTACAAATGTTAATTATATTGCTACACAAAGTATTGTAACACCTAGTGTCGTTGCAACAAAAGTGACACTGACTGATATACAAAGTTCAGAAACAGGAAGCGAAACAGTAAATTACTACGACTCTATAGGACGTTATATTGAGAGTTTTGATTTTGGAGAATTTTCAAGTATTACTAGCAACAGTATTTTAAGTTGGGTAATCAACCAAGTTGGAGTAGATTTTGGATCATTTGTTTCACCTACAGCAGGAACAGTTGATCTAGGTACAGTTGTATAAGGACTAAAAATGCTACCACAATGGACAGTACCAAATAATACAGAACTAGGAAGATTACCAGAAAATTCTGAAGTTTACATTCCTTTGCCGGTAGTGCAAATGCCAGAACTCAATACCTTTTTTTTAAGTGGTAGTTTGCCAACTGGTCTAGCAATAGAAAGAAATGCAATAGTAGGCACTGCTCCTACAGTTGTTTACAACACAAACTTTTCTTTTGTAATAAGAGCACAAACACCTGCCGGAGTACTAGATAGAACTTTTAGATTAATAGTTGAAAATTATCCAAGATGGACAGTACCAAATAATACAGAACTAGGTAATTTTGAAGAAAGAACAACTGTTAATATTGCACTTCCACTAGAAGAAACCTCTGATATAACAACTGAAGTGATCAGCGGGGAATTGCCTGCAGGACTAAGACTAGAAAATAACTCAATTGTAGGTACTCTATTTGAAGTTGCAAGAACTACACAAAGTACTTTTGTAATTAGAGCAAAAACGTCATCAAGCGAATTAGATAGAACATTTACTATTGTTACCAAAGGTCCGGATAATCCACAGTGGTTAACTCCTGAGGGCAGACTACCAGTTGGTCCAAATAACGTACTGTTTATTTTAGACAGCAGTTTTATTGATTTTCAACTTCTTGCTACTGATACAGACTTACCAGCAGGCGACAACTTAGAATTTTTTGTTGCCGACGGCGCAGGTGAATTACCACCTGGCATTGAGTTAACAAGAGATGGCAGACTTGTTGGCGTAGTTGATCCACTTTTAGCGTTAGATGTAAATGCACTAAATGCAGGGTACGACGTTGTAGAATACGGAAAGTATCCTTTTGATTATACTATTCCAAGTGATAACGGTTTAGACACATACTACTATGACACCAAAGGCTATGACTATAACATACCTACAAGAGCACCTAAAAAATTAAACAGAGTATACGAGTTTTATGTAACAGTTGCAGATAATGTGTCATTTGCAAAACGTCGATTTGAAATTTATGTTGTAGGCGACGACTTTACAAGAGCAGACAACACAATTATGAAGGCTGCCGATGGAGTATTTACAGCCGACATTACATACTTTAGAACTCCGGTATGGTTAACACCAGCAGATCTGGGTGTTAGAAGAGCAAACAATTTTATAACAGTATACCTTGACGTATTAGATCCTACAAACGTCGAAGGCGATATACTTTACTTTTTAGAAACTATTAACGACGACAATTCTAAGAGCGAACTGCCGCCAGGTATGACTCTAGATTCCGAAACTGGAGAAATTGCCGGTATTGTTCCATACCAACCAGCAATTACCAAAGAATATAAGTTTACTATTACTGCTACACGATTTAATGCAGAACAAGGTGTGGTTACTGTATTTGCTAGTTTTTACGAAGATGCCTTTTCTGGAACAAGCACATTCCGAGTTGCAAAACTACCAAGAACTCTCGTCGATGGCTTAGACGATTTGCAGTCGTTGGTGGGCAAAGAAATTGCTATAGAACAAAGATCGTATACTGTAGAAAGTGTTGACGGTAGTAACGTATTGTATGACACAATTACTCTTACTGAAACATTGCAGCCTACTCCAGCAGCAACACCACTAAATGTTACAAAAACTGCAACAGGAACAGACTATTTCTTTGTTACTACACTCAGCGAGTCGGATAAATTATTTTACTCTGGAAAGAATTTAAAGTTCAGTGATTCCGAAGTTTATAGAATCGGAAGTATCTATCCTTATGTTGAATGGAAAATTTCAACCAACAGTCTTACATCATATATCGAACTTAACGAAGGTGTAACCGGACCAGTTACTACTACAATTGCAAATAAATTAAATGAACTGTTAACTTCCAACGGTAATCCTGCTTATGTTACTATAACAGGCGGATCTAATATTACTGAAATAAGATTGGTTATTCCTGCAACTGCACAAAATAGAAATACCAGTTACATTAATAGCCTATTTCATACTTCCGATAGCACTGCCATTGTTCTAACACAAATTGGATTAAATGATAGAATACTATTAGATCAACCACTGACTAGAACATTTGACGTTGGCAGACAATTGAGTTTGGCTACCTATGTTGGTGCTGGATTTAGTAAATCGTTTCCACGTGCAGAAGTCGATACTGCATCAAAAAGCAAAACATTTACACTGAAACTGCTTGGAGAAATTGACAGTACAATTACATGGATCACTGACAGCAATCTTGGTGTTTTACCGGCCAACAGAATTAGCACACTGTCTGTTCAAGCAGAAAGTACAGTCCCTGATGCAAATATGAAATATAATCTAGTTTCAGGCAGATTGCCACCAGGATTAACACTGAAACTAGATGGAGAAATTGTAGGTAAAGTTCCGATATCGGGCACAGTAGAAAACCCTGGACTTACTTTCTTTGATGGCGGCACTACTACTTTTGACGGCAGTACTACTTCACTGGACAGAGACTATACATTTACAGTATTGGCAAGAGATCGATTTGGATTTAGTGCTGTTTCTAGAACATTTACTCTATCAATAAACGACAAAGACAATCTTACTTACAGTAATATTTTTGTTCAGCCATTTTTGATACCTGCTCAAAAACAATCTTTTGACGAATTTATCAATGACTCACGGATTTTCGATCCTAGAAGTGTTTACAGACCCAGCGATTCTAATTTTGGTATACAGAAAAAATTACGTGCGTTGATATATGCAGGAATTGAAACAAACGATATTGCAACTTTTGTTAGTGCAACAGCAAAAAATCACAAAAAGAAACGTTTCTTGTTTGGAGAATTGAAAACTGCGGTTGCTAAAAACCCAGGCAGCAACGAAGTAATCTACGAAGTTGTATATGTTGATCTAATAGACCCGGCTAAACCGAGGTCTGGAAAAGCAAAACAATTCTTCCAAACTGTAAATAGATCTGGAAAAATTACAGTAGACAGTGTTAAGTACGAACCATTAGACGACATATTTGGCGGACGTGATGGTTCTATTACTATAGACCTTGGCGGTAGAGACGGTGGAATTGCAATACCACTTGTGTCTGAGGACTTGATTATTATTGTAAGAGACGGCAGTGAAGTTATTTACAACGCAAACGGCGCACTGAGAGTTCTAACAAGAGATGGTACAAATATTGTGTTCAATGCTACTATTGTTCAGCCTTCGGGAGATGCCGGTGCTCCGTGGAGATTTAGATATAAACCAACTACAAACACTATTACAGCAGACAGTAACGCAATAAAATCATCACAGCAAAACGATGTTAAAAAATACATATCAAATATTGATAATATGAGAGCAAATATAAAAGAAACTGGAGAAAGTTCTAGAGACTTTTTACCACTGTGGATGCGTACTGCACAAAATGGCAGTTTATCGGAAATCGACTATGTATTAGCATTACCGTTGGTATATACAAAGCCTGGTTACAGCAGCACTATAAAAAATAATATCACAAATTCTGGGTTTGACTTTAGTTTACTGAACTTTGAAGTTGACAGATATATCATAGATGCAACAACCAGCAACAGCACAGAACAGTATATATTGTTCGCAAATTATCAATTTAACGTATAACAACGATAAATATTACAAATTAAGGAATTTAAAATGGCAAGTACAATTATAGCAAGTACAATAGATGAAAACTTCCCAGTAGCCGGGGTTGACAACGATAGTCAGGGGTTCCGTGATAATTTTAATATTATCAAGACTGCGTTAAATACAGCAAGAAATGAAATAGGTGATCTGCAGGACGGTGTTGCAAGAGTAGATCAAAACAATAACTTTGGTGGAAATCAAATCATCGAAGCAGCATTATTAGCAACCACACAACTTACCAATGAAACTTATGCTACTGGATTGAGCAGTACTACAAACGTAGATATTTCTTGGGGAACTGGACACGTTCATGTTATAAAAGTAGAATCGGATGTTACACTAAGATTCACTGACTTTGCCGCAGAAAACTATTCGGTTATGAGACTGTTCTTATACAGTGACGACAATGTATGGAATGTTACACTAACATCAGAAGGCGGAACTGTTAAGTATGCTACTGGCTATCCATCCCCTCTTACTGCAACATCGTCAACTGAACCAAAATTAATTGAAGTTAGTACATTTGACGGCGGCGTAACTGCATTTGTAAGATATCTTGGAATGTTTGCATAATGCACCCTATGTCAGAAGACTTATCGAAACTAACTGAGTCTCAGATTGAGCAAAAGTTGTTGAGATTGAATTCTATATACTTTATGACTGACAATGACGCCGTGAGACAACAAATGATTTTGTTGATGGATACATATAAATTAGATTTAGAAGAACGCCGTGTTGCTGCAAAACGTAAACAGCAAGAACAAGGCAAAGATGATCTTGACGATTTAATCAAAATCAACTAAAATAAGGTATGCTTTTGAAAACAGACAATCTCGGTATTCCGCGATTCAGTAATCGCGACTTAATTGATATGATATATTCGGGTCGACAGGACATGTGTCATGTTGTACTTTGCGATCCCAGTGACGATGTAGAAAAATTTAATCAAGCATCGGAAGAACTAGGGTTGCCAACGTTAACTGCCTATGTACCGTTAGACGTGAATAAATCTGAATTTGACAATCTTTGTCAAAAAGACTGGTATATGCCAGATAACTATAAAGATATAGACGTACTAGAATATCTTTATAAACGCTGCGACAATCACGTACAAGTTCAGCGTATGGCAGAAGAATTATCTGCCTACTTAGATCGTGATTTAGAAAATCTACTTAGGTACATGATCTATCTTGTGGATTTTATGCGAGAAAACAATATTGTTTGGGGAGTCGGTCGTGGTAGTAGTGTTGCTTCTTACGTTCTTTATCTTATTGGTATACATAAGATTGATTCGATAAAGTACGAGTTAGATTGGCGTGAATTCTTAAGATGAAAAACATTTATCTAGTACAAGTTGTTGATGCTTACGGACCTAATAAGTTTTTACCATTGGCAATTGCTTATCAATGGCTATACGCTCGCAATGAAAACTGGAATCTCAAAGACACACTTATTGAAAAAATACCTCCTACTGATTATGTAAAAACTATGGACAATCCTTCGATGGTTGCTATGAGTAGTTACGTATGGAATTGGGAATATAATCAAACACTGGCACGTGAAATTAAAAAATTATGGCCCAATTGTAAGATTGTTGTAGGCGGACCACAAATTCACAAACGTGATCCTGAGTTTTTTGACCGATATCCTATGTTTGATCTAGCAGTTCACGGAGAAGGAGAACGTGCCTTTAAAGAAATATTAGCAAGAGAGGACAACTACAACGACATTCCTCATGTGCAAACTCGCACTCACATGCCAAAAATGGCTGCTAGAGTTCTAGATATATCAGACATACCAAGTCCTATACTAGAAGGGTTTTATGAACCTATTATGGCCAATTATCCTGAAGATACTATGTGGCAAGTCACATTTGAAACACTAAGAGGCTGTCCTTATCATTGTGCGTTCTGTGATATCGGCGACGGTTACTGGAATAAACTAACACTGTTTGATATAAATCGTGTCAAAGCAGAAATTGACTGGATGGGTCGCAATAGAATAGAATATGTCAGTGTATGCGATAGCAATTGGGGATTACTAGAAAGAGACGTTGAAATAACACAATATGTTATTGACACTAAAAAGAAGTACGGTTATCCACGTTGGTGGGATGCTACTTGGGCTAAAAACAATGTCGATCGCAACTTTGAAATAGCAATGATGAATAAAGCAAACGGCGTTGACATATTCAAAGGTGTTACGTTTGCTATGCAAAGTTTTAACGACCCTACTCTTGAAGCCAGTGAACGTTTTAATATAAAAGAAAACGAAGTAAAGCATTACTTAGAACGTTATAAAGAAGAAAACATTCCAACGTACAGCGAACTTATATGGCCAATGCCTGAAGAAACTTACGAATCTCTTAAAACAGGCATACAAAAGTTAATCGACCTAGGGCAGGATAGTTTCTTAATGATACATCCACTGGTTATTACCAATAATGCCACAATGGGAGATCCTAAATATCAACAACGCTGGGGCATAAAAACTAAAACTGTTCCTCTTGATACATATTATCTAAGTACCAAGGACTTAAAAGACTATATTGTTGAATACACTGACGCTGTTTGCAGCACAAGAACTGTAGATTATGAAACCATGCTTGCTGGGCATATGTTTAGTTGGATCTCTATCCTAATGTATTATTATGGTTGGGGACATTATCTAACAAAATACATCTGTAAAGAAACTGGCTGCAAAGAAACTGATGTATTTGAAAATATATTGGAGTTTATTAAGCAGAATCCCGATACTATTTTACATAGTGAATATCAAGAAACACTTTCTCATTTAAAAAACACATTCGAAAGTCAAGGTTTTTGGGGTCGCAAGGTTTTAGGTGAAGACGATATCTATTGGGAATACAAAGGTGCTTCCAGTGTTGTGTTACACAAGAACACACGTAAGTTAGTTGATGATCTTGTTGCTTTTATGCGGCAGTATTACCCATCGTTACCAGCACTTCCATCTGTATTCTTAAACATACTAATGTGCAAAAACAATACAGCGCAGTATCCAATAATTCTCAATGATATAGACGCAGACTTAACAGAAAGTATGCTAGGAATACGTTCCAATGATTTAGTTATTGATCATGCGGACAAAGAACCTGTTGATAACAGAACCTTTTATCATAAGGCATATCATTGGAACCGTAAAGCAAGTTATTGGCGTTGCACTGTATCAGATGGAAATCTATCGGTTGACAATGATCATAAGTAATGTTATAAAGTAAGGAGATTATCATGACAATGAAACAACAAGGTCGTAAAATTTATAGAACGGCCAACGGTAAAAACGTTGATCTTGATCTCTTGATTAGTAGAAACGAACTAACTCCAGCAGTAGGAAATGCTAGAGTTAATGCTCGCGGAGACGAGTTAGGACCTGGCGGTAAAATAATTAGAAAAAAAGAAGATATTCTTCGAGATTATTATGCTAAGTCTACTGGCGTCAAAGAAGAAAATGTCAAGAGACAAGATGAAAAAGTAAACGAAGATATTACCGGTACAACTGCGGCGGAAGTAGCCGATTGGGAGGAAGACACTGATGGCAATTTTGTTAAAAAAGAACTTCCTACTGCTAATAAAACCACAACACGAAAAGGATAACTTATGGTTTTAAATATCAATACAATTAAAGGTAAATTGACTCCTATTAAGGATCATGTTATTGTAACTGATATGTTTTTTGGAGAACAAAAAACCAAGAGCGGATTGATTATCAAAGATGATGACGGCACTACACGTGGAATTTACCCACGCTGGGGTCGAGTTCATGCTAAAGGGCCTGAAAACAACGAAGATTATCAAGTTGGAGATTGGGTTCTAGTTGAACACGGACGTTGGACTAGAGCGTTTGACGTAGATGACGGCACTGGTAGCAAAGAACTAAGAATGATCGAAACTACTAGTATTGTTGGTTGGAGCAAAGAAAAGCCCAACGATGTAATATTTGGTAAAGAGTACGAAAACGGTGCAGGCGTGGATATACGCCCAGAAAATTTTATTAACAGATAAGAGGAAAATTTGACACAAGTCGACCTAAATAAATATCGTGATTTTGTTGCAGAAGTCACAAGCGGTCCTTCAAATGATCTCGAAGCCATGATTGTTAGGCTTCGCGAACTAAACGAAGTAGTTAATATTGCATTGCTAATGACTGGTAGTACTGGTATAGCAGCAGAAGGTGGCGAATTTGCCGAAATTGTTAAGAAATGTGTGTTTCAAGGCAAGCCAATGAACGACGAAACAGTTTTTCATATGAAACGCGAACTCGGAGACATTGCTTGGTATTGGGTTAATGCTTGTAGAGCAATTGGTATTGATCCAAATGAAGTGATTGCTGAAAACGTTCGCAAACTAGAAGCACGTTACCCAGGCGGACAATTTGATGTACAATATAGTGAGAATCGCAAAGTCGGCGATTTGTAAATTTTATAAAGGAAAAAACATGGAAGAATTTATTGGAGCAATTAAACTTGTTGCATTTAACTATGACCCAGAAGGCTTCATGGCCTGTGACGGTAGAATACTAAATATTTCTCAGTATCAAGCCCTCTTTGCATTGCTAGGATGTACTTTTGGCGGCGATGGAATAACTACTTTTGCATTGCCAAAACTAGAAAGTCCTTCTAAAGGACTACACTACATTATTTGTGTAAATGGTCTTTGGCCATCACGCCCATAAAAAACATTGACTCCTTGTTATTTTTGTGCTAGTATGCATAAGAGTAACAAGGAGTTTTTTTTATGGCCGTACATGGCATGATCGACCTAGAGACATTAGATGTCATTCCAACTGCAACAGTGCTTTCATTTGGTGCAGTTAAATTTAATCCACTTACCAACGACGAACCCTACGACGAACTTTACTTTAAGATTCTAGTAGACGATCAAGACCGTCTTGGTCGTACCAGCAGTGATAAAACCATTGAATGGTGGAGTCAACAAGATCCTGCCGTTATGGAAGAAGCATTTGATCAGACTGGTGCAGTTACAGTAGAAGAAGCACTGCGTCAACTTAACAAGTGGGCAGTCGGTGTTGACGAAATTTGGGGTCAAGGATATGGCTTCGATATTACAATGCTAGAAGACATGTATCGCAGCATAGGTAAACCTATTCCGTGGCAGTTTTGGCAAATTTCAGACGCTCGTACAATTACCAAACGTATGCCCAAGGATCCTCGCAAAGACATGCAAACCAATCTACACAACGCTCTTGCTGACGCTTACTTCCAAGCCAAGAGTGTACAAATTATCTTCAAACATCACGGATGGACAAAATAATGGGTAAACACATTAAAACTCAATTGGACTATGATATGATTGAACGTTTTGCTCGTGAAATCAAACGCCTTGATCCTGACAATACTGTTCTTAAACACTATACAGATATGAAAAACTTCGAAGGATCAGAACTGCGTAAAGCACTGTCGAAATGATATACTTTCACGTGATTTTAGGACAAAAACATATAGATTTAGTAAGGGCAAATTCTCCAGAAGATGCTATTAAAAAGGTAGAACTTATGTTTGGTCCTGCACGTTTGTATTCATCAAAACACATATACAAAGCAGTAGAAGATTAAATGACCACAGGAGTTAAGAATAATACGTTGGTATGATTGGGCAGTTGCTATTCTTGCAGCAGATTTGATGCTTGCTTTTAGTATAGCCAGCATAACTGGTGATAACGTTTGGATAAACATTTTAAACGGTCTACTAGCAGGATTTGTGTACTCTCTCTGGACTGTGGATTATTGCGATTTTAGAAAAAGACAAAAACATGGTAAGTAACGAAGAACTAGAGTCACCACTTAATGCTGTACAGCAACTTATGGCAATCACCGCAGAGGAATCTAGCGAACTTACGCAAGTATGCATGAAAATCATGCGAAAGTATACTACAATTGAAGAAATATACGGAGACAAGTATAGAGACTCACTGATTGAAGAAGCAGGTGATGTTCTATGCATGTTAGAACTGATGGTAGAACACGGACTCTTGACAAACGAAGAATTGGATGCTAGAGTAATTGTTAAGCGTAAAAAACTATCTATATGGAGCAATTTAATAAAATGAGTTCACCGCATAATACACATGGGTTTGAAGAAGAAAACGAACACGATGTTGTAGACAAAGTGTATGCCGAACTTACTCCTATGATCGATCCAAGTCCGATGGTTCGTTTTCTGCGTAATCGTGCGGGCGAAGAATATAAATTTAAATGTATGGACTCGATTGATTGGAAGATTGCAGACTATATTGAAGAACTTGAAAATAAATTAAAAAGGCTAGAACAATGAAAGAACTTTGGGTAGAAAAATACAGGCCAAACACAGTTGATGGTTATGTGTTTCGAGATGAAACACAACGATCGCAAGTATTGCAGTGGATCAATGAAAGAAGTATTCCTCATTTGCTGTTTAGTGGTAATGCAGGCATTGGTAAAACTACACTCGCAAAACTATTACTTAACGAATTAAAAGTTAATCCACTGGACATTCTAGAAGTAAACGGCAGTCGTCAAACTGGCGTAGACGAAATGCGTAATAGAATTACTGGCTTTTCACAGATGATTCCATTTGGTGATTTTAAAGTAATTCTACTAGACGAAGCAGACTATTTGTCAATCAACGCACAGGCTGCATTGCGTGGTATTATGGAAGAATACCATAATACAGTAAGATTTATTCTAACCTGTAACTATCCTAACAAAGTAATTCCAGCGATCCACAGTCGTTGTCAGAGTTTCCATATTGCAAAAACCGATCAAGTTGAGTTTACTGCTAGAGTTGCAGAAATTCTTCTTAGCGAAGACATTACATTTGATTTAGATGTACTTGATACTTATGTAAAAGCAACTTATCCTGACTTGCGTAAATGTATCAATATGGTACAACAAAACAGCACAGCAGGATCGTTAATCTCTGCAAGTCAGGGCGATTCCGGACAAGCCGATTGGAAAATACAAATGGTTGACTTGTTCAAAGAAGGTAAGATCTTTGAAGCACGTAAACTACTTTGCGGAACAATTCGTGCTGAAGAAATGGAAGATGTTTATCGGTGGTTGTATGACAATATTTCGTTGTTTGGAGACAACGAAAAGCAAGAGTCAGCAATCCTTATTATCAAACAAGGGCTTGTGGATCATACGCTGGTTGTGGATCCAGAAATTAACTTGGCAGCAACACTTATTAGGCTAGGAAGACTTTGAAATGAATAGAGTTTGGAAACACTTTTTAAAAAATATTGCATGGCCCGTTGGGTTTGTAGTGTATATTCTTTTTGTAACAGGAGGTGCACAGTATTTGAAGCACAATTACAGTGATTTTGCGGGACTTTTGTTTTTTGGTGTTACTTTTATTATTCCTGTTGTAGGTTGGCTAGTAAGAGATATGTGGCGTGATGCCAAAGAGAAAGTCGAAGAAGAAAATCGAGATATGATGCGTAGGATTAGAGGATAACATGATATACGCAATATTTGCCTGTGATGACAACTGGGGCATTGGTAAAAACAACAGTCTTCCGTGGCCGCATAACAGTGACGACTTAAAGTGGTTTAAAAACTGTACCAGTGAAAGTACTGTGGTAATGGGTAGAAAAACTTGGGAAAGTTTACCAGTTAAGCCGTTGCCAAAAAGAAATAACATAGTATGTTCCACAAATGATTTGTCTCATTTTCCAGGTGCAGATGCTGTTATGAACATAAACGCTATAACACAAGTATTGCCTCACATGTCAGACAAGTCCAAATGGATCATCGGTGGTGCTCAACTATTTGAAAGTTGCATAGACATCATTGACGAAATTTGGCTAAGTCGAATTGAAGGTACATATAATTGTGATACCTTTTTATCCAAAGATTTAGTCTTGACAAAATTTGAATTTTATGAGCATTACTTTGACGGCAAACTAACTACTGAAAAGTATAGAAGGAAAAACGATGAAGCAATATCATGATGCTCTAGAATATATTATGAACCACGGCAAGGATCGTGATGACCGCACTGGAGTAGGTACTCGAGGCGTGTTTGGTTATCAAATGCGTTTTGATTTGCGAGATAGTTTTCCAGCAGTAACTACAAAGAAACTTGCCTGGCGTAGCGTAGTTAGCGAACTGCTATGGTTCCTAGAAGGCAGTACCGACGAACGTAGACTTGCTGAAATTCACTATGAAAAACCGCGTGAAGAACTAGTAGATAAAACAACTATTTGGACTGCCAATGCAGACAAACAAGGTCGAAATCTTGGATACAAAAACAACGATACTGTTAAAGAACTTGGGCCAGTATACGGCCACCAATGGCGTAGTTGGGATGCTAAACTAGGATTTGTAGATCAAATTGCAAATGTTTTAGAAAACCTGCACAACGATCCTGATAGTAGACGTCATATTGTAAGTGCGTGGAACGCAGACATGATTGATGTTATGGCACTTCCTCCTTGTCATGCACTTTTTCAATTTCATGTACAAGATGGCGAACTAAGTTGTCAACTTTATCAACGCAGTGCTGATATGTTCTTAGGTGTGCCGTTTAATATTGCTAGTTACAGTTTGCTTACACATATGTTTGCCCAATTGCTGGAACTCAAGGTTGGTGACTTTGTTTGGACTGGCGGTGACTGTCACATCTATCAAAATCACGTCGATGCGGTAGAAGAACAACTGTCACGACAAATATATTCCGGCCCAGGACTAAAGATGCCATACTTTACAACACTTGATGAGTTAGTCAAAACAAAAGCCAGTGATTATGTTCTTGTAGATTATCGTTATCATGATACTATCAAGGCACCCATGGCAGTATGATGGGCGTTAACATGGGTTATCAACCCAGTCCTAGAGAAACAGTTGTTAAAAAATATGCGTATCTTCCGATAAAAACAACCAGAGGAAAATGGGTTTGGCTTGACGAGTTTTATGAGATTCAAACTCACTATGACGAAAACGGAAAACCTCCAATCAAGACACTTTATTGGAAATCTATATTAAATAAAAATGAATATTTAATTTGGCTTATAAAAAATCCAAAACCAAATACAATTCCACCGACGAGTGGAAAGAGAATATCTTATTAAAAGTAAAGGGCCCGTTAAGGCCCTTTACTATTATTCGTCTCCGTAAACTCTAAGAACTTCTTTAACGGCTTGATGTCGCTCAATATCTTTGTAGGCAAATTCACATACTTCGATACGTCTAGTCTCGGTGTCTTTTAAATGACCTATAAAGTCAATAAGTCCATTATCTTTAAGTCGGTCTGCTTGGGCCAAATCACCTGTAACAACCATCTTACTATTGTTACCAATTCGTGTTAGTAACATTTTCATTTGATTTGGTGTTGCGTTTTGCATTTCGTCTGCAATGATATAAGCATCTTTAAATGTTCTACCACGCATGTATGCAAGAGGTGATATTTCAATAACACCTTCCTGAATCATACCTTCGATTTCGTTAGCATAAAAATACTCTCTAAAAACGTCGAAGATAGGTCTAGTCCACGGTGCCATTTTTTCTTCTAGCGTACCTGGTAAGAATCCTAGATCCTCGTCTGCACTGACAGCAGGACGAGTTACAACAATGCGATCTACTTCACCTTCTAAAAACTTCTTTACGGCCACCTGGCAGGCTAACATAGTCTTACCGGTTCCCGCTGGACCAATACCAAAGACTATGTCTTTACCCGGATCCAACAGTGTTAACACGTAGTTTTCTTGGCTTTTATTTCGTGGAAGTATATCTACTGTACGATTCTTTTTTGGAAGGAAATTGTTAAATTTAACAACATTATTGGTGTTGTTAGTTGAAAAGTTTGCTTGCCTCTTAGCGGCTCTAGCTTTACCCATTAAGTCCTCCTATGGATTTGGAACACAGGGTTAGTTTCCTTTGCAGGAAACTTCCTCCCCTGCACACTTATTTAACCTTTGAGGCATAAAGAAAACCGCGCATATTGAACAGCAAAACGACTAAATAAGTATAGAAAAGAATAGGAAATACAATGGCAAACATTCTTGATTCCATAGATGTAATTAAAAACATCGAAAGCATGTACGAAAGCAATACTGCCTTCAATGTGTTAAAAGACTTTGAGCGTGTATTAGACGAACTCGATCTATATGTTTACAAAAATTGGGAAGATGGCGAGTTAGCTGAAGGTCCTATTATTGATCGTCACTGGGTTAGTGCAAAATTCTTTTGGTCTGCTGATCAAATGCCAGATCCAATGGGTGGCAAGCGTCTCCTAGATTACGACTGCAAAGTATTTTATCAGAAATCTTACATCATTAAACCAAGAACTGTAATGGATCCTGACGATTTTCGTCCTGGTACTAAAAAAGGCAAACTCGAAAGACATCCAATATGGATTGTAGAAATACGTATGCCAAAAAAACTATTGTCTGATATGTATAATACAGAGATAGAAGATTCGGAAGTTGAGGATATGGCGCAAGAAAATCCTGAGCAAACTGCAATGGCACAGGATACTCCGCCAGAAGCACAAGATCAGATCGCACCAGCAGGAGAGGTTGGAATATAATGGGACTTAAAGAAGGCGATTTGGTAGATTTAGTCTACAGAATCATTGAAATCGATTCTTATAAAAGTAAAATGGGCAGCGACGAAGATATCGTTGTTGTAAGTTTCACTGTAAACGAAGAACAACCTGCTAGAGATTTATCTGACTTTATCGAAAAAGGTTATAGTTTTGTACTGGATGCAGATGTTTCGCCAGGTGAACTAGAAGACGGTATGTATCGTGTGTTTGTTGAAATCGAAAGAGACAACAGTGTTCCAGAACAAATCATGGAACTAATGGATGGTATTACAAAACTAACTGCTAAGAAAAATTGGAAATTTAGATACTACAGAGGATTTCGCAGTCAGCCGTTGACTGTTGAAAACCTAGCAGCAGAAATACCACTGGATACAGATTCGTACAATCAAACAGTTACAGAATCTAATATGAACAACTTTAAAAATTTCTTTAACAAAAGTTACTTGGATTCTATCGAGTTAACCGAAGATGAAGAATTAATTATTAAAAAAGTGTTTGCAGATCCTATTGGATTTAAAGTTAAGGATTTCGGAAATACCGTGCAAGTTAACGAAAGTATTAAAGAAAAAATAAATATTAACGATTATGCAGAGATACTTTTTCTTACAAAATACGTAGGCGATTACAATGTTACAAAATATGGTAATACTATACTAACCTTCGAAAATGCTGGACATACATTAGTTTTAGAAAGAATTTAATGGAATCTATCGATAAGCGTTGCAATAATTGCGGAAGATCTGCACATTGTGGCATTAGTTTGTGGGAAGATTATAGAGACAGCGATAGTCTAAGACTATTTGGTCAAATGAAAGTGTGCGACAACTGCCAATGTCGCGAGTGTCAAGAAAGGAATTTACTATGGGCGCAGAAGACTTAAAGTTCAAATTTACAGTTGAACAAGTAAAACAAATTTTAAAAGGAAATCCGGATGCCGAAAAGTGGCATGCCGCAATGATAGAGATATTTCCTAAGTACGAAATTAACACAATCGAGCGTGTTGCAGGATTTATGGCTCAGTGTGCTCACGAGTCAGGTAACTTCAAGATGCTCGAAGAGAATTTGAATTATAGAGAAGAAACTCTGTTAAAAATATTCCCTCGCTATTTTGGTCCAGGCAAGCGTAACGCAAAAGAGTATGCTAAAAACCCAGAGATGATTGCTAACTATGTTTACATGGACGAGTTCAGAACTTCCAAGATGGGCAACGTAAAAGAAGGCGACGGATGGAGATTCCGTGGTCGTGGTCTAAAGCAACTTACTGGCCGTGAGAACTATACCAACTTTGGTAAAAGTGTTAACATGACAGCAGAACAGGCTGCTGATTATGTTGCAACTGAAAAAGGTGCTATCGAGAGTGCTTGCTGGTTCTGGAACGCAAAGAAACTAAATGCAGTTGCTGACACCAAAGACATTGTTAAGATGACAAAAATCATCAACGGTGGTGACATCGGCCTTGCTGATCGTAAAGAACGTTTTGAAGAAGCATTGAAAGTACTTGGTGGAAATTTTACACCATCAGCCAGTTCCGTATCAAGTGGTACTGGTGGTGCATCAGCCAGCGTTACAGAAACATTGAAAAAAGGATCAAGCGGCCCTTCAGTAGCAAAATTGCAAAAAGCACTTGGAGTTACAGCAGACGGCTCATTTGGCCCTGGAACAGAGTCAGCATTAAAAGCATGGCAGACAAAGAATGGCTTAACAGCCGATGGAGTGGCCGGGCCAAAGACATTGTCAAAGTTACTAGGCTAACCAGTGGTTTTAAAATTGGAGTACCGTCTATGTTAGGATTAAAAGGTATGGCAATGATGGGAGTCTTGATGCTAGCAATGGCAGGGGCTTTTGCTTGGTATTACAAAGACAGTCAGTCTAGAATTGCTACGTTAACTGAAAATAATGCTAAGTTAGAAATAGCAGTACAAACCAATGAAGAAACTATAAATGTACTACAACAAGATTTTGCTAAGGCTAATGCAGAAATAACTCGTATCAACCGAGAGTTTCAAGCCATTCGAGAACAAAATAGAGAACTGTCAAACAGATTGGCTAAACATGACTTGGGTGTATTGGGCAACGAAAAACCTGCATTGGTCGAACGCATTATTAACGGGGCAAGCAATAAAGTAGGAAGATGTTTCGAACTACTAAGTGGGGCAGAATTAACAGAAGAAGAAAGGAATGCAAAAGATGCACGTTCGTTCAATAGTGAATGTCCTTGGCTTTACGACGATCTTATTCGTCGTTAGTGCCTGTGGTGCTCCAAAACCACAACCTATACAAATATCGGCAAAACCAGTTGAAAAACCAGAACTGGTTTTGCCCGGAGTTGATAGAGTACAAACTAGAAATGTTGAGTGGTATGTAGTAACACCAGAAAACTTTCAAGCACAAATTGAAAAATTAAAAGCAAAAGGAAAACCTGTTGTGTTCTTTGCACTAACTGATGAGGGCTATGAAGCACTTGCCCTTAACCTTAGTGATTTAAGAGCATTTATTCAACAGCAACAGGCAATTATAATTGCATACGAAGGCTATTACAAAGATAGTAATAGTGCTTTAGAGGCTGCAAATGCAGAAATTGCGGCAGCAACAGAACAGGCAACAAACGCTACACAACAACAAGAAACAGCATTGCAAAGATTAAATCCATTTAACTAATATCGCTATACGTATAGACGATATATAATAAGCAATGGATTATTATAAAGTACTTGGTGTTTCAAAAACTGCTACACAAGATGAAATAAAAAAAGCATATAGAAAATTAGCAATGGAACACCATCCTGACAGGGGTGGTGATACCATACGTTTTGCTGAAATAAACGAAGCATACGAAACGTTAAAAGATACTACAAAACGTGCAGAGTATGATCAACCTAAACAGGAATACAACTTCAATTCAACAAACATGGATGACATATTAAATGCATTCTTTGGAACTATGCGTGGATATCCTAATGTTAGAAAAAATCGAGATATTAAAATAGCAATTACGCTAGACTTAGAAGAAGTAGTTACTGGCAAAGATTTAATTGCAAATTACAATTTGTTTAATGGACAAAGTACTATTGCTACAATTAAAATACATGCTGGTATACAAGACGGCGAAGCCATACGTTTTAAAGGTCTAGGCGACAACAGTATCGCTTCAATACCTAGAGGTGATTTAATTGTTCTTGTTAGAGTAAAGAAACATTCAGTGTTTGAAAGAGATGGTAAGAATCTAAAATGCACAAAAGAAGTTAGTGTTTTTGATCTTATTTTAGGAACAAGCGTTGTTATTAAGTCATTGACTGGCAACGAAATAAATGTTAAAATACCTAAAGGAACTCAACCTGGAACTGTTTTTTCTATTGCAGGATACGGTTTAATAGACCCTGCTAAAGGAATAACTGGCCATCTTTATCTAACAGTAAAAGGTTTTGTTCCAAAGATATCAGACGATATCATAATCGAAAGGATAAAAGTTATAAATGATGCAATTAATACTAGCACCTAATGTTATGCTAGAAACGCCAACGCAAACTTGGCCGTTTAATCAACTGCATCCTGCACCGATTGCATTAGATATGATCGACCTTGTGGTTAAAGAAGGCGGTCTAGGGTTAAGTGCTAATCAAGTAGGAGTACCGTATCAGATTTTTGTTATGAAACCTGTGTTAAATAGACAATACGGTGAGATAACTGTTGTGATGAATCCTGTTATTAAAGGATTAAGCAAAGAAACTGAAGAAGGACCCGAAGGCTGTTTAAGTCATCCTGGGCTGTTTTTAAAAGTAAAACGTCCAATTAGTTGCATTGTTGAATTTGATACCTTGACAAGTGACTTTAAAAATGTTATACATGTAGAAACAAAGTTTGATGATATAGATGCACGTATATTCTTACATGAATACGATCATTTACATGGTATTCAGTACATCGACAGAGTTAGTAAACTAAAATATAAAATGGCCGAAAAGCGCAGAATCAAAAGGATTAAAAATGGTTGAACCTAGCCAAGTACTACAAGTTGTTTTTGACAAAGCAATGAACGATGCTAAAAAACTACAGCATGAGTACATTACACTTGAGCATCTTTTGTATGCAATACTGTGTGAAGAACACTTTGAAAAAGTTATTATTGGGTTTGGTGCCGACCCTGAACTAATGAAAAAGAATCTTGAAAACTATCTCAAGACAAAACTAGATGAGATTAAGATCGAAGGCACAAGGTACAAGCCTAAAAAGACACAAACTGTTGAACGTGTATTGAATAGAGCATTTACACAGGTATTGTTTAATGGACGTAATAACATTGACGTTGGTGACGTATTTGTTAGTATTCTAAACGAAAAACGTTCGTATGCATACTTTGTAACACAACAAGCCGGTATCTCAAAAGACAAATTTGTTACTTACATGAGTACTGAATTTGATAGCATGGTTGACGAAGAAGAACAACAGGAAAATCAAGGCGTTGCTAACAAGGCACTTCGTTCCTTTACCACAGACTTGAACAGCGAAGTAAAGAAAAACAAGATTGATCCTGTTATTGGACGTGAAGAAGAAGTAGAACAAGTTGCTCTTGCACTTGGACGTAGAACCAAGTCAAACGTACTAATGGTTGGCGATCCTGGTGTAGGTAAAACTGCAATTGCAGAAGGTCTTGCTTGGAAAATTGTTAACAAACAAGTACCAAAGTTTTTACAAGACTATAATGTTTATGCACTGGACATTGGTAGTATGCTTGCCGGCAGTAAGTACCGCGGCGACTTTGAAGAACGCTTTAAACTTGTTCTTCAAGCCCTACAAACAAAGGGCAAGACCATTATGTTTATTGATGAAGCACACATGATCAGTGGTGCAGGCGCTGGCAGTGGAAACAGTGCTAACGATCTTGCAAACATGCTCAAACCTGCCCTATCAAAAGGCAACGTTAAGGTTGTTGCAAGCACTACTTGGGAAGAGTATCGCAAGTATTTTGAAAAAGATCGCGCACTTATGCGTCGTTTCCAGCGTGTAAATGTTGATGAACCTACACCAGAAATGTCTGTTAAAATTCTTGATGGTATTCGCAAGTACTATGAGGATTATCATAGTGTAGTAATCACTGATGATGCAATCGAAGCCGCTGTTAAACTTTCAGTCAAGTATCAAGCAGATAAAAAACTTCCTGATAAAGCAATCGATCTCATTGACGTTGCATGTAGCAGATTCAAAGTGCTGGATCAAGTTGACAACAAGGTTGTAACTGCTGAAAATATTCAGTACGAACTTGCTAAACTTGTAAAGATTCCCGAAGATCAAATTGCCGAACGCGAAACAGAAAATCTTGTCAATCTAGAAACAAATCTAAAATCAAGTGTTTATGGTCAAGACAGTGCAATTGAAAGTATTGTTGACAAAATTCTTGTTGCTCAAGCAGGACTTAAACCTGAAAACAAACCAATCGGTTCGTTTGTGTTTATGGGGCCAACAGGTACTGGTAAAACTGAAACAGCAAAACAACTTGCACATCACCTTGGTGTTAAACTAATTCGTTTTGATATGAGTGAATACCAAGAAAAGCACAGTATTGCAAAGTTTATCGGTGCACCTCCGGGCTACGTTGGATTTGAAGATGATGCAGGACAACTCATCATCAAACTACAAGAGAATCCTAACTGTGTACTGTTGCTAGACGAAATTGAAAAAGCACATCCTGATGTTAGTGCAGTGCTTCTACAGTTGATGGACAATGGTAAAATCACAGGGTCCAACGGCAAAGAAGCAGATGCTCGTAACTGCGTTCTTATCCTAACCACTAACCTTGGTGCTAAAGAAGCAGAGAAAAATACTATTGGTTTTAGTCAAAGTCTTGACAGAGATTACGAAGACGGCGAACTAAAGAAGTACTTCAGTCCGGAATTTAGAAATCGTCTCGATGGTGTAATTACATTCTCAAAACTTAGCAAGCCTGTTATGATGAAAATTGTAGGAAAGTTCTTGAAAGAACTCATGGATCAAGTCAAAGACAAGAATGTTAAAATTACGGTTAGTGACGAAGCACTGGATTACTTGGTTGACAAAGGCTTTGATCCTAAAATGGGTGCAAGACCGCTACAACGTGTGATTGACAAAGATATTAAACGTCCTCTTTCAAGGCTTATGTTGTTTGGAAGCCTAAAAGATGGCGGCGAAGTACATATCGATATCAATGATAACGAGATTAAATTAGTAGTTGAAACACATGAGCAATCTGAAACTGCATGAAGCAAAGCGATTGCATTACGGGAAATATTTGTATAAGTTAAAAACTACAAATACACTTACAAGTATTTTCCGTACAGATTTACAACGTAATGGTAAATTGTCTTACGCTGAACAACGTTTAAAAGAATTTGTTCAGCGTAATAAATCCAATGAAATTTTAACTCTTAGAAATAGATTTTCTAAAGCCACAGTTATACATTCACACGAAGTTGATGAAGCCTATCACATATACAAGTGTTTAAAAAATGCCGGCGAATATATGATTCGTTGTGAAAGTCGTACACTTATAATTTACACAAACGACCACGACTTATTAAAAAAAGTATCATCAAAACTTTCTGTTAACGTCGAAATATGGGAACCTTCTGAGTCAGCAATTGACTTTCTAACCAACAATCAAAATGTTATCTTAGTAAATCAAGAACCAAAGTTTCCTTGGAAATTGACATTTGGAAAGAAACCGGGCAGTAAGATATTAGCCGACTGGATTAAGAAAAATTCTAAAAATGTTTCAATTGGCAAAGTTGCATTAGATCATCACGAAAACGAATATCGCTGGATTCAAGGAACTTACATGTATGTACGTAATGAACATGTAGTAATGCTGGTGCAAATGATTGTTGGTGATAATATCACCAGAATAGATAAGTTAATCTATAAAGCAAACATTGATAAATAGTTATATGTCGTCTACAAGTGAAACAATTTTATCAAATCAAGCATATTCCGGTACAGGTACCAAGTCTGTTACCGGCGAACAATACAAGGCCGACGGCTATTACGGTAAAACAGATGGTTACCATACTGTTCAATATTCAGTAGCAGGGTTTATAGGTACTGTTAAGATGCAAGCAACACTAGCAGTATCACCTGTAGAAACAGACTGGTTTACAGTACCCACTACAGAATACACTGCGGTTGGGTCAACAACCAGTACAACTATTAAGAATTTTATAGGAAATTATGTTTGGGTACGAGCAACTGCTTCTTGGACTCAAGGTAGTATAAACAGCATCACACTAAATCACTGAGGTAAACATGGAACATTTTGTAAGAATAATTATGGAAAAGCAACAAACATCTAAAAAGTTAGATGAAAGTATTTTCCCCAGTCACGAAATTTATGAAAGCAGTCAGGATACTACTGTTTACGAAATACCGTTGCCTCGACAATTGAGTGAAGAAGAATCAGACGAATATGCTAATCGTTTAGCAAATTATATGTTTGAACAGGGATTCGAAGACTTTGATATTGAGATCTCAACCGAAGGTGACGTAGTTGAAGAAGAAACATACGATGGCGACGACTTTTACGAAGCCTACGGTGTTATGTGGTTCAACGAAGATGATGTACTAGATGAAGCAGAATATCAAGGACGTAAAGTACCGCTTGGCAAGCCCATGCGTGGCGATGTTAAAAAGTTCAAGGTTTATGTTAAGAACCCAGGTACAGGAAATATTAAAAAGGTAAACTTTGGCGATCCGAATATGAAAATTAAAAAATCAAATCCTGCTCGTCGTCGTAGTTTTAGAGCAAGACACAATTGTGATAACCCAGGTCCTAGAACAAAAGCAAGATATTGGTCGTGTAGAAAATGGTAAAAGTAACAGATTTTTCAAATATGGATATGAACGAAAATCTTCCGTGGGATTTGGTCGAAGACCTTATGGTCTTTATGCGTAACGATCCTGCATTTTATAGAAGACATATGTATCCTATGATGTTAAATGTACAAGAAGCAGTTAAGAACGGTGGTAAGTTTTCTAAGAAAGAAATGATCCCGATTATTGATGCGGCTGTTAAAAAGTATGTTAAAAAGTTTAATATTAAAAAGCGTCCGGAAGACTTGTTGGCCGATAACGATAAAATTGAAATTATCAATAGAATTTTAGAAGCAGAAGTTGAGAACTTTAAAAAAGGAGAATACTAATGCTACTGAGAGAACTGTTTGAACAAAGTAGTAAAGTTGCAGTTCTCGCATTTGGCAGAATGAATCCTCCAACTATCGGTCATGCTAAATTAGTTGATAAAATCAAAAGCATACCCGGCGATCATTTTCTTTTTTTAAGTCACAGTCAAGATAAAAAAAAAGATCCACTTGACTTTGGTACAAAATTAAAGTTTGCTAAGGCATTCTTTCCTGGTATAGAAATCGGTCGTGAGGGCATTAACACACCTGTTGTTGCACTAGAATATATTCAAAGTTTAGGTTACACTGATGTTGTGTTTGTTGCAGGCAGCGACAGAGTAGATGGTTTTCAGAAACTGTTCGACACCTACAATGGAAAACCAGACAAGAGCGGAAAAGTACCATTTCAGTTTGATAGCATTACAGTTGTAAGTGCTGGCGAAAGAGATCCTGACGCCGATGGTGCAGAAGGCATGAGTGCTAGTAAAATGCGAGCGGCAGCAGCAACAGGCGACTTTGATTCATTTACACAAGGTGTACCAAATCCTAAACTTGCTCAACAGATGTATGATGCTGTTCGCAGTGCAATGGGGATCAGCCAGTCCGTTAGTGAAAATCAGTCATTGGATCTAAAAAAAAATGATTTAATGTCGGCTGTTGAGAAGTTTCTTCCAATTGCTGTAAAAGTGTTGGATCTCAATAAGTTACCCGAAATTAAACTAGAACCGTACCTAGATCATCAAGACTATCCATCGTTTGGACGTTTTGTAAACGATGACCGTGCTATATATCTAGGTATTAAGGATCGTCATCCTATTGACATACTAAGAACGTTTGCACACGAACTTGTACATTTTAAACAATCGCTAGATGGTGATCTAAATCAAGACAGCGGCAAAACTGGTAGTTCCGAAGAAAACCAAGCACACACAAAAGCCGGCATCATTATGCGAATGTTCAACAAAAAATATCCAGAATTTTTTAAAAGTGCCGACGTAGATATAAACGAAAATGTTGCTGATAGCAAAAATTATTTGTTACAACTGGAACGTGACAAACGTGCCAATATGTTAATATTGCATATTTTAGATAAAAACACAGGCAAAAGAACAGAAGTACGTGGCAAAATGGGATATGAAACCAATGGCTACGACCCAAATGATAAACTGCATCAACTGTTGGACAAAGTAGGAAAGAGTGCTAGTGTAAGCGACCTTATGAATGGTGATGTTGTTAGTATTAATCCACGCCACCCAGATGGTGCAAGTGCAAAAGCAGCCGCCGACAAAGCATATAACGAAAACTTTGCAGATGGTAAAATAAAAGGCAAAAGCCGTCCTGGTAGAGTAAAACGTGCCGGTGCTAGTTGCAGTGGCAGTGTAACAGCATTACGCAAACGTGCAAAGAATTCTGGCGGCGAACGTGGAAAGATGTACCACTGGTGTGCCAATATGAAATCAGGAAGAGCTAAAAAGAAATGAAAGTAAATGAGATTACTGAAAAAGTTACATTTATTAACGATACAGATCACGCTATTGAGCGTGTAAAAGTTGCTGCTGAAATGTGTAATAAACTAGGCAATACTCCTATATTATATAGAATGTTTGAGGGCGGTGAATCTCGAAGCAGAGGCGCTACAAATCTTATGATAAAAGTTAATAACGAAGGCGGAGAACGCAAAGGTGTAAAAGGCAATAGTAGCTTCTTTCAACAAAAAATCTTCAACGGTTTAGGTGTACAACACCCTACACAAGCGTTGGTTACTACACCCGATAATATATCAGGATTTCATGGCACAAACTTTATTATGATACCGGGTGGTAAATTTAAAGCATATTGGAACCCAGAGATACTAGACTTAGGAAGTTTTGAAGGCTACAATGACAAATATAAACCAAAAGATCTAGGAGGCGGTGCGCGAACGACTTTATCGCGGCCAACAGACTATGATGCTAGTGAAGAAGTTAACCGTGCCTTAGCAGGTTATAAGCAAGGTATTCCTAGTCAAAGCGAATGGGACGGCGAAGTAATAGTAGATACACCATTCTACTATATGCTGAACCTACAAGAATTTTTAAGCAAGTATGCCGGTAAAAAATCAAAAGAACTTATTAATTTACCATCTGATAGAAGAGCAATGCGTGACCCAGAATACGGAAAAATTAAACAAGAATTGCTACAAGCAAGATTTAAAACATATAAAGATGTTGCTTGGTATCTAAGCAATCCAACAATGAATTTTTTAAATTGGTGGAAAGAAAAAGAGCAAGAAGGTAAAAATGAATATCGATGATCTAAAACGTCTTGCAGGCATAAATGAGTTTAAAGGATATACTCCTTACAACGAAAACATCTCTGTAACCGGAACAGAAAAACGTCGTATAGAACGAGAAAAAAATATCAAGCCTGGTGATAAAGAATGGTTTGAATTATGGTTTAATCTTCCACACATGACAGGTGCGCTAAATACAAAGCCGGGTTTTAGAGGGCGTAAGAAAAAATGAAAATTAGAGACATTATTAACGAACAACAGCGCGAACCAAAACTTACTGGCAAGTCTAGAAAACTTCCTGCTAGAATTACAGATCCTATGCCTGCTACCTTTATACAAAAGCAACTTAGAAATACAGATCCTTACATGCAGTACAGATACGGTGTTGCAGTTGCAGCCGCAAAAGCAATGGCAGATGGTCATTTAACCAATGACGACTTTGAGCAAGAATCTGAATATGCAGAAAATTTAACACAGGTTGCGTACACCAAAGAAGAAGAAGAAATTGTTACTTTGGCCTCAAGATTGATGGGTGTTACACCAGTGCAAATCACCAGTAGTAAAAGCACAGAAACCACGGACGTAAATAAGTCAAGCCCGGTTTCAAAACCAAAACGCAACAAGTACGGAGTTTAACATGAAAATACATGATATAATCAGTGAAGCCGCCGGAAGTAAACTATCAAAACGAGAACAAGAGTCAACCGCAGGTTTGCATACATATGATGATGGTCCGAATTTAGGAACATTTGGTAGTGACTACGGACAGTACAGATTGATGATGGCCCTTGCAAGTTCTGATGGAAAAACTCCGCCAGATATGGATTCAATGAGTTGGATAGGCAAGAAAAAAACTGCACACCCGTACACAGAAGTCGAAGCCGAAATGCTTAAACAAAGTTATAAAGTAATTGGTTTAAATTATAAAGATTTAAACAACGGCGATACAAAAAGTAAAGAAATGGACAGTACAAATAAAAACAGTCCAGTTGCCAAACCAAAACGCAACAAGTATGGTGTATGATGAAAATACAAGATCTGTTTGAAGTAAACGATAAGCGTGGAAAAAAAGTTGCTGAATCTTTAAATGTTTTATCTCAATGGAAAAATGACGAACCTGCCGGATATGTAAAACAACTGGTAAAGTTTTTTAAAAATCCAGATGAATTAACACATAAACGAGCAATTTGGTATAACAAAGACGGATTTAAAAGAATCGAAGTGTTGGACGAATACATTCTACACTCGTCACCACTACCACACTACGATTATGTTTATTCCTATGTTGACTTGAGAGTACCGCATGATCTTTCCGACGACTTGGCAAAAAGCAGCGAAAGTATTTTAATAGATCATCTAAAAGGTGAAGTGGGTGCAAGATGTGCAAGTTTAAGTGCCAATGCAGTTACTATACAATATGTGCTTGACGTTGTTGAAAACAATGTTAAACCTTCGAAAGCCGAATATGAAAAGCGCATCAAGTCAATGAAGAAGATGTTTGCTGATGGAAAACGTTTCGAGTTAGATTGGTGGCCAGATGTTACCGGAGACACTGATCCAAAAAATCCGTACTATAAAGAATCAAAGTTAAACAATAACAATCCAGTTTATGAAGACAGCAAGAGTAAGAAACAAGTCAAAGAAAATACAGAAAACTGGCGAGAAGATATTGAAATAAACGATATTGTTAAAATAGAAAAACGATATTACGTAGTTGACAAATTTTCTCAATCTAGATACGGCCGAGGATTATTTTTTAGAAGAATTGATTCTGTAATTTATCACAAAACTTTCGACGAATATCAGTTTATTGGGCCAAGTACCAATTTTTATACGTTCAACGATTTTAACAAAGATAGTTCTATAAATTTTGTAATGAAACACTCTGATCCAAAATATCAAGAATTTTTAACAAAGCAAGGTCGTCTTACAATAAGAGAAAATGAGTTTTTTAAAGAAGACGATCGTATTGTAAAAGGTGTCAATACCAATGTAGATATAATTGACAATAAAAATGGATGGGGTGCTGTTCCTAACAACCAAGAAGTCGATTATTTAGGTTTGCGTGTGACTATGACTCCTAAGCATTTTATAGATCTAGCAGCACCATTAGACGGTGAACCTTCTGAAAAAATAGCCCAACATCTCGAACAAGGCGGCACTATCGGCAGTCCTTTCCTTAGAATAGAAATACCAGAATCGTGGGAAAATGGTGATTTTTCTATGCCTGCTAGAGTAGTAGGGCATGAAGGCAGAAATCGCATGGCAGCAATAGCAAAGGTGTTCGGGAACAATCCTGTAGAAACGCACTTGTTCTTTAGTCAAGGACTGCGAAATAGACACATCACAGATGAATTTAAGAAAAATCTCAATAGAGGATTAGTAAAAGAAAAAAGCAAAAGTATCATCCAAGGTCCGTTCTTTAAACTAAATGAATCTAACACAAATGTTTTGTTTAACATAGGACTTTTTGAAAGCATAAATCCTGAATTATTAAACAAAGACTTTCATAAAGAAACTGTAGTTGATACTAAGATAGGCAAAGTAAAAATAGTTGCAAATCATTATCCTAGTAATATGATTCCGCAAATAAAAGTTGAAGCATTTATAGATAATAAGTCTATTGGATATGTGAGATTTATCGTTATAGGAAACGATGAACCTTCTGGTTTGTTTAAACGATTTAAAAAGGCTGATCCATATTTGGTAGCCGGCAATTTGCGTGTTAATGATGAATATCAACGCAACGGAATAGCTACTGCAATGTACAAATTTGTGAAAAGTATGGGCAACGATATTAAACCTAGTACCAGTCAAACTAGTCAAGGGAAGGCATTTTGGACTAGTAACCCAAATGAATCCGTTGAGCCTAAATATAGTTTACGTGAATGGGCAGCAATGCAGGGCGGTCATGCAGTTGAAGAAATTCCTAAAAAACGTAAACCGTTTGATTGGAATAAATATTAATATGCTAATACGTGAATTAAAAGATACACAGGTGTTTTCCATTTTTGTTGCAAACGTACAAGTGCAACAGAAGTTCTATAGTCAATGGATCCCTGTTCAAGTATCTGCACGTAATGTTCAAGAAGCAAAACAACAAATACTAGCACAGTACGGTATCAATGCAAAAATTGCAGGTCTAAGGAAAGCAAAATGAAAGTTTTTGAAATAACAGAAACTGCTTTACTTAATGTAGATGTTGGTCGCGAAAAGAAAAAACCAGACCAAGCAAAAGGATCCGATCCTATGCCTAAAAAAGTACATCCCACTATGGGACCAACACAAAAACACCCATTGCGCGGTAAATTAGTAGGTGGATAACAATGCAAGTTAATCAGATTGTAGAACTAGACAGAGTAGAAAAAGAAAAAACAGCCGGCAATATCTTTATGAGATTTGGCATTAAGAAGCCAATTGCCGCAGCAGGTGGTGGTGATGACAACCCATACTTGGTAGGTTATGCAGGTTTTGTTCCAAGTGCAGCAGATTTAAAATTTGCCGATGCTAAATGGAAGTTTTACAATCTTAAAAGCAAGGAAGATTTGGTTAATGCAATTAAAAAAATGCTTGCCGACAAAACATTTACAGCAGCACGTGGTGTAACAATATCCATCGATGCTCCAGGACTGGCTAACAGATTTTCGTATTTTGGCGAATTTCTTGGACAGATTGAAAAAGCCAGTAATGGTAAAGTAAAAGTAGAATATAAAGAAAAAGAAAAGTCTGACAAAGTTGACAATAAGATTACTGTAAAAGGTAAGAAAAAAGGATCAGATGGATCATGGGGTAGTGCCGACGCACGAGTTGAACCAGCAGCAAAGAAGATTACAAGACACTTTACAGTTACCAGTCCGAGACTAATGAGCACACTACGTAGAAACGATCGTGTGATGCAATACTTTAAACCAAACGCAAACGAATTTGTTATGGGTCCAAAAGAATTCCAAGCATTTGTAACTGCCTTTGGACGTGACGATATTAAAATTACTAAGAAATTTACTGAAGAAATTGCCGAAACTGCTACAGCAGGCGGTACTAGTGCAGGCGGTGTAGCAACTGTTGCAAACAGTAAAACAAAAGTAAAAATGCAAAAGCCAACTGACAACGCATTGGATATGAAAGATGTAAGTTTGTTCGGCGGTAAAACAATTAAACGATAAATATATAAAAGATCTCGGAGATACCAATGGAACCAAATATGAAGTATGCTGCACTAGGCCGTAAACTGCAACAACTAGCAGTAAAAGAACCAAACGATATGATTGCTAACGCAATGGCAAGACTAGCAGATCATTTGGAAAACTTTGGCACACCGTTTGGTGCTAAGAACATGGCAGAACTTTCACAAAAAACTGGAATGTCTCCAGAAATTATCAAGGGTCTTGTAGCAAGAGCAAACAAGGCCGGACAGCCTGCTATGGCAGAATCTAAACTAATTGAAGGTCTTGCTGAACTTGCTGGTGCAGCAGAACAAGATCACGAAGTACAAATGGCTCGTGCTGAACTTTATAAAATTGCAAAGTATGCAATTAAACTACACGAATTGCTAAAAAACATCAGTGAAGCAGAAGGCCTCGAAGGTTGGCAGCAAAGCAAGATTACCAAAGCAGCAGACTATATCGGCAGTGTATATCATGCACTAGAGTATGATGAAAAAGTAATGAGTCCTATTACTGCTGAATCAAAAACTTTAAAAATGAAAGAATCAGAAGCAACAGCATACAAGTCGTTGCTGGAAAAAGCCAAGTCAAAAGCACAACAAAAGTTTATGGGCATGGTTTACGCTGCAAAATCGGGCGAAAAGCCTGCTAGTAAAGAAGTAGCAAAGGCTGCTAAAGGCATGAGCAAAGCAGACGCAAAAGACTATGCTAAAACCAAGCACAAAGGTAAACCCGAACACGTTAAAAAGTAAAAATGGAATACGCAGAAAATCTAGTTTGGAAAACAATTGATCCGGACGATATGTGGGTTCTAGATAAACTTATACTTTCAAAAAAACTCGATTATAATTGCGGCCCGGTAGGTTTAGATGTAACTTTACCGGGCCATTATATTGTACGGCCTTGTGTTAATATGCAAGGGTTAGGACTAGGTACACAAAAAGTTTATCTAGAACGTGATACCACTCACTTACCTGTAGGACATTTTTGGTGTGAATGGTTTGAAGGTAGACATCTAAGTATAGACTACTATCAAGGAAAACAAGTTTTAGCAGTAGAAGGACATAAACCTGACACAACATTTACACGTTGGGAACATTGGGTTCGTGTTGCTGACAGAATAAGATTACCTAATGTACTAAAACCGTTTGTAGAAAAGTATGAATGGATTAACTGCGAATACATTGGCGGCAAACTAATAGAAGTTCATTTTAGACATAATCAAGATTTTGAAAACAATATTGTTCATTTTATACCAGTGTGGGAGGGCGAAAGCACAGAGCCTCCCGAAGGATATACCTATAAAGAATATCCAGATGTACACGGAAGAATAGGTGCATTTGTAAAATAACCTGTTGACAAACAAGCAATTTATTGTTAAAGTTTTAAAAAAGGAGTATTACATGAGTGACAGAGTCTACGGGCCTGAAGAAAAAGCAAAATTGGATCGTCTTGTTAAGGAAGGTGTTAGCGTCCTACAAGAAATTGCCGACTTGCAAGGTGGCTTAAAAGACACTATTAAAAGTGTTGCAGAAGAACTTAATGTCAAACCAAGTTTGATTAACAAAGCAATCAAAGTTGCAATGAAAAGAGATTGGACACGTCACACAGACGAATTCGAAGATCTCGAAACTATTGTTGCTACTCTCGGTTATGATAAAGATGACTGAGGAAATAATACATAAAGATATTTTAGGAAACAGCATTAATGTCGGGGACACTGTGGTGTACCCCGACCATAGCAGGCTTAAAATAGCAGTAGTTAAAAAAGTTAATCCTAAAATGATTAATGTTGTAGCAGTAGGACGATCATGGCCTGATAGGAAATACCCAAGCGATTTACTAGTAGTAGATGATCCTAAAATTACACTGTACATGTTAAAACACAATAAGTAATGAATAGAGTCGCTCACTTAAGAGCAAGTAGATGGTTAGTTGGCCAAGAAGCAACAAGGAGAAATGAATGCCATATGTCGACGCAATGTTTGACAGAGACTCTGATATTATTAGAGTTATTGAACGTAAAGACGGAAAACGAATACAACAAGAGTATCCAGTAAAGTATACTTTCTATTACGAAGATCCTAAAGGAAAGTATAAAAGTGTATATGGCGATCCGCTAAGTCGCATTGTTTGTAAAAATACCAAAGACTACAGAAAAGAATTAGCAATTAATAAAAATAAGAATCTGTTTGAAAGCGATATTAATCCTATCTTTCAGTGTCTAAGTGAAAACTACGAAAATCAAGATGCTCCTAAACTAAACGTAGCATTTTGGGATATCGAGACCGACTTTGATCCAGAACGTGGATTTGCTCCTACTAGCGATCCGTTTATGCCAATTACTGCAATCACTGTTTGTTTACAGTGGGTGGATGCACTTATAACACTAGCAGTTCCACCAAAGACACTAACAATGGAGCAAGCCCGTGAACATTGTGTAGAGTGGGGCGAGAACTGTATTCTTTTTGAAAAAGAAGCAGACATGTTGGATACATTTCTTGACTTGATACAAGATGCAGATATTCTAAGTGGTTGGAACAGTGAAGGATATGACGTTCCGTACACTGTCAATAGAGTTGCTAGAGTGTTGAGTAAAAACGATACTAGACGTTTTTGCTTATGGGATCAATATCCCAAGAAGCGCGAATACGAAAAGTACGGCAAGACTTCTGAGACATTTGACTTTGTAGGTCGTGTACATATTGACTCTCTAGAATTGTATCGTAAGTACACTTACGAAGAACGTCATAGTTATAGACTTGATGCAATTGGCGAGTACGAACTAGATGAACGCAAGACACAATACGAAGGCACACTAGATCAACTTTACAATAACGACTTTAGAACCTTTATAGAATATAACAGACAGGACGTTGCACTACTTGATAAACTAGACAAAAAACTACGCTTTATTGATCTAGCAAATGAGATTGCTCACGACAACACTGTTCTGTTGCAAACTATTATGGGTGCGGTTGCTGTTACAGAACAAGCAATTATCAACGAAGCACACCGTAGAGGTATGCAGGTTCCGAATAGACGTGACCACGGCGGCAACACACAAGCAGCAGGTGCATATGTTGCATATCCCAAAAAAGGATTGCATCAGTGGGTTGGAAGTATGGACTTGAACAGTCTGTATCCTTCAGTAATTAGAGCATTAAACATGGCTCCAGAAAGTATTGTTGGACAGTTACGCCCAGAATACACTGATCAATATATCCACGAGCAGATGACACTGCATAAAAAATCATTTGCCGCAGCGTGGGAAGGCCTGTTTGGCACATTTGAATACACTTGGGTAATGGAACAACGCAGAGACAAGACCATCACAGTTGATTGGGAAGATGGTCGTACTGACGTGTTAAGCGGTGCTGAACTTTATAAACTAATGTTTGACAGCAACATGCCTTGGATGATCAGTGCTAACGGTACTATCTTTACACATGAGTTCGAATCTGTTATTCCCGGACTACTGGCACGTTGGTACAAAGAACGTAAAGAACTACAGGCAATGCTTAAAAAAGCAAAGGATGCAGGAAACGAAACTGAAATTTCGTTCTGGGACAAGCGTCAGTTGGTTAAGAAGATTAACCTTAACAGTTTGTATGGTGCTATTCTTAATCCAGGTTGCAGGTTTTTCGACAAACGCATTGGACAAAGCACTACACTAACTGGTAGACAGATTGCCAAGCACATGGCTAGTAAAGTAAATGAAATTATCACTGGCGAATACGATCATGTCGGTAAGGCAATAATTTACGGTGATACTGACTCTGTATACTTTAGTGCATTCTCTACACTGCAAAAAGACATCAACGACGGACACATACCATGGAGTAAAGAAAATGTTATTACATTGTATGATCAAGTTTCCGAAGAAGCAAATAAAACCTTCGGCGAATTTATGGGCAGTGCGTTTCATTGCCCAAAGAACCGTGCAGAAGTAATCAAAGCAGGACGTGAAATTGTAGGCGAAACTGGATTGTTTATTACCAAGAAACGTTATGCAGTTCTTGTATATGATGAAGAAAACAAACGCAAAGACGTCGACGGCAAACCTGGTAAGATTAAAGCAATGGGTCTTGATCTAAAGCGCAGTGATACTCCTGTGTTTATGCAAGAGTTTCTCAGCGAATTGCTTACTATGGTGTTGTTAAAGAAACCGGAAAGTGACATACTCGAGGCTATTACAAACTTTAGACGTGCATTTAAAGAACGTCCTGGATATGAAAAAGGCTCGCCAAAACGTGCCAATAATATTCAAGCATATCAGCGAGAAGAAGCAAAACTTGGAAAAGCAAATATGCCAGGTCACGTTCGTGCAAGCATTAACTGGAATACACTAAAGCGCATGAACGGCGACAGATACAGTCAAGAGATTGTGGACGGCATGAAAGTTATTGTTTGTAAGGTAAGACAAAATCCACTTGGGTATACTAGTGTAGCATATCCAGTAGACGAATTAAGACTTCCGCAGTGGTTTAAAGAATTGCCATTTGATGATAACAGTATGGAAGAAGTTATCATTGATAACAAACTTGACAATCTTATCGGCGTTCTAGATTATGATTTAGAAAGCACTAAACAAAATACTACGTTTAATTCACTTTTTGATTGGAGTTAATACATGAAAGTAGGAATAACTTTTAGCACCTTTGATCTGTTACATGCCGGACACATTGGTATGTTACGAGAAGCCAAAGCAAACTGCGATTATTTAATTGTAGGCTTGCAAACAGATCCCACAATAGACCGCCCTACAGAAAAAAACAAACCAGTTCAAACATTGGTAGAACGCTATGCTCAACTAAATGCTGTTAAGTTTATAGACGAAATTGTTCCATATCAAACAGAACAAGATGTAGTGGATATACTAGAACTGTTTGAAATTGACATACGATTTCTAGGTGAAGAATATCGCGAAAAGGATTTTTCTGGCAAAGACGTATGTCGTAAACGTGGCATTGAGTTACATTTTAACAAACGTGATCACAGATTTAGCAGTAGCGATTTACGTCGAAGAGTAGTTGACGCAGAAAAGGAATCTAAAAGCATATGAATAAATTTATCTTTGATGTAGACGGAACCCTTACTCCTAGTAGAGGAAAGATAAATCCTGAGTTTGCTGATTTCTTTTTGTTGTTTTGTCAACAAAATTCTGTATATCTAGTAACTGGTAGCGATTATAGCAAAACCGTTGAGCAACTCAACGAACGTATTGTAAACGCTGTTAGTATTATTTTTAATTGCAGTGGCAATGAAGTAAGAGTCAAAGGCAATGTTGTAAAACAATCAACTTGGCAATTACCAGATCTCGCACGTCACTGGTTAGAAGGCAAATTAAAACAAAGTAAGTTTGTTTTACGCACAGGTAACCATATCGAAGAACGTGGTGGTGCAGTCAACTTTAGTGTTGTAGGAAGAAATGCTACGTTAAAAGAACGTCGTCTATATGTTGAATTTGACGAATTAGATCAGGAAAGAAAAAAACTAGTTGATGGATTTAATTCAACCTTCAAAGACCTTGAAGCACGTATTGGTGGCGAAACTGGCATTGACATTTACGAAAAAGGCAAAGATAAAAGTCAAATACTAGAACATTTTAAAAGCGGGGATAGACTTTACTTTTTTGGAGATAAGATGTCCGAAGACGGAAACGATTATCCACTAGCACAAGAGATTAAAAAACGCAATAGAGGCGTTGGTATCGAAGTAACTGACTGGAGATTTACTTTTGAAACATTACAATTTTATCAAGAAGCAAGGATAGCAGCATGATAGCATTACTTGGTTACGGCTTTGTAGGTAAAGCCTATTACAATGCATTTAATTTATATCACGAAATTACTATAGTAGATCCTAATTTTAACAATACTCGTGTCGAAGATATTAAAAATCTACATGCTGCAATTGTTTGTGTTCCTACTCCTTCAACTGATGACGGAAGTTGCGATATGAGTATTGTACATCATGTTATCGGTACACTTCCTAAACACATTCCTATACTAGTTAAAAGTACAATATCCTTAGATGGGTGGAAAGACATCGAGAGAGATTTTCCAGAACATTCTGTTACATTTAGTCCTGAATTTTTACGGGCTAGTGCAGCAGATGAGGATTTGAGAAATCTAAAACACATCTTTTTAGCAGGCGGAAACACCGATTATTGGAGAGATTTTTATTCCTATACCTATCCAGAAATAAAAATTTCTCTTTGTACACCACAAGATGCTATTGCAATCAAGTATTTTAGAAATGCATTTCTTGCTACCAAGTGTAGTTTCTTTAACGAAATGTACAATTTTTGCGAAACACTAGGATTAAACTATGACTGTGTGCGTTGGGGAGTCGGTGTTGACAGTCGTATAGGTGAAAGCCATACATTTATAGAAAAAGAGACAAGAGGTTGGGGCGGAATGTGTTTACCTAAAGACACTCAAGCACTTCTAAAAACAGCAGCAAATGCAAACATAAATCTAAATACACTAGAAGCAGCAGTTGAATCTAACAATTCTATTAGAAAAAAGAGTTGACTTACAAAGGCTTATACTATACAATAAAAACAATCATTGGAGAAAAATATGAAAGACATTTTACAAGACATCGTATCGCATACACATTCACTAGGCTTTATTGCTACACTTAAAGTGACAGCAGAATCTGCTACTACAATTGAGTCCATGGCAGAAGATAGATCTGTTATTTTAACAGGCACAACACACAAGCCAGTTGCCGAGTTTACTGGCGTATTTGGTATGCCAGATCTTGGCAAACTTGCTTACCACTTGAAGAATCCGGAATACAAAGAAAAGGCTACAATTGTTATTAAACAAGAAGAGCGCAATGGAGAGACTATTCCTACACAGATTCACTTTAAAAATGCTGGCGGTGACTTCCAGAATGATTATCGCTTTATGAACCGAGCAATTATCGAAGAAAAACTCAAATCAGTAAAATTTAAAGGATCATCTTGGGACATCGAAATTGAACCATCTATGGCTGCAATTGCCCGTATGAAACTGATGGCTGGTGCTCACAGCGAAGAAACTGTATTCCAAGTTAAAACTGAAAACGGAAATTTGAACTTCTACTTTGGTGATCTAAATACACACGCTGGTAGTTTTACTTTCCAGCACAGTGTAACAGGAACACTGAAACACACGTGGGCTTGGCCAATTGACAAGACTCTGGCAATTCTGCATCTCGACGGCGACAAAAAACTAAGTATCACTGATCAAGGTGCAATGAAAATTACAGTAGACAGCGGACTAGCCAAGTACGAGTATATTCTTCCAGCACAACAAAAATAATGGAAACTCATACACGAACCTTAGTTAGAACAATATTATACAGACTAATTGCGTTATTAATTACTGCATTGTGGACTGGTATTGCAGATGCTATTGCAATACATATTATTTTGACTTCGGTTCATTATGCGTTTGAAAGAATTTGGTTAAAAATTAAATGGGGAATAAAACATGGAACAGTTTAATATTGAAGAATTTGCACAAATGTTTGACGCAGCACTTGCGTCAGATAATCCAAGTGTAAAAAAAGCATTGCGTAACTTTATGATGGTTGCTGCAATTGTTCACGCACAAGAACTCAACGAAGATGAAAGACTAGAAGGCCCGTTCGAATCATTGCTTAAAAAAGTACAAAATCTTGAAAGTATGATGAGAGAACTACAAAACAATCGTGCATATAAAGACAATTACAGAGACCACTACAAAGATTACGTTGGTACAAATTCAACCCGGGTCTATTCGCCTAACATCAGTACTACCAGCGGCACTACTTCTTGGCCCAACACTGCGTATAGCACTACAGAACTAACCGACTTATTGAAAGACTTAAAGTTTAAATGAATAGCAATTTAACCGAGGCACAAAATGATTATGCAGTGTTTTTGCCTAGTATCAGTGGCTTTTATGCTACATTCATAGGTAAACAACGATACAGCGAATATGTAGATCTTAATCGTGTTCCTGCAGGTATTGGTGAAGTAGAAGCGTTAAATTTCTTAAACTCAAACAAAGGAGCGTTCCATTACAAATGGGCGCTCTATAGTGCAGGTCATGCCGAACTTGACGTTAATAAGTTCAGTGAAAAAGAAGATATGCTACGTAACCGTGATAGGAACAACAGTTGGTTGCTGGGCGACTCGGGTGGTTTTCAAATTGCAAAAGGATTGTGGGAAGGTGACTGGACAGATCCAAACTGTCCTAAGGCACAAAAGAAGCGTGAACTAGTTGTAAACTGGATGGAAGAATACATGGACTACGGCATGATGCTGGATATTCCAACGTGGACTTTCCGTGATCCAAAGGCCAGTGCTGCATCAGGTATTAAAACATATCAAGATGCAGTTGATGCAACTCATATCAATGCAAAATATTACATGGCAAATCGCCGCGGTAACTTCAAAGTACTAAACGTTCTTCAAGGTGGCAATCATCAAGAAGCAGATGAGTGGTACGAAGAATTCAAAGGCTACTGTGATCCAAAACAATATCCAGAGACTCACTTTAATGGTTGGGCTATGGGTGGACAGAACATGTGCGATGTACACTTGATACTTCGTCGTATTGTTGCAATGATACACGATGGCTTGCTAGAAACAGGTATGCACGATGTTATGCACTTCCTTGGCACAAGCAAACTCGAATGGGCAGTGCTGTTAACTGACATTCAACGTGCTGTTCGTAAGTATCATAATCCAAACTTTATGATTACATATGACTGTGCAAGTCCTTTCCTTGCAACTGCTAATGGACAGGTTTATCATAGTATAAGAATTGAAGACCGTGGCAAGTGGAGTTACATGATGAGTCCTAGTGCTGATGATAAAAAGTATTCCACTGATACAAGACTGTTTAGTCAAGGTATTGTGCAGGATGGCATTGTGGATGCATTTGAGGATTCACCAATATCCATGCATTGTCAAATGAAAGATATTTGTATTTACAAGCCCGGCGACCTAAATAAAATAGGTAAAGAAGGTAGAACTAGTTGGGATAGTTTTTCGTATGCACTGCAAATGGGTCACAATGTTTGGATGCATATTGAAAGTACACAACGAGCAAATAGAATGTATGATAGCGGAATATATCCATATATGCTTATAGATGACAGATTTGATCGTATAACTTTTAGAGATGTGGTTGACGAAATTTTTAGTTTAAAAGATCGCACCAAAAGTCTTGAAGCAATCGAAAAGTACAGCAGATATTGGATGCAAGTAATTGGTACTAGACTTAATGTTGGTAAGAAAACTGTAAATGCTAGTACAATGTTTAATAATCTTTTTGAGGAAGTATAAATGAGCAACAACGATGACGAAAAACTAAATGCACATCTTGAAGAACTAAAAAGAAAACACAGAGAACTAGACACTTACATTTCGGAAACTTTTAATAATCAAAACGTCAGCCCTGAAGTTTATAAGTTAAAAACACAGAAGTTATGGCTCAAAGACGAAATACATAGAATCGAAAGTAAACTAAGTGCGAAAGCAACTCTAAATGGATCCGCTTGAAAAAAAGTTAAGATTAGAAGCATTAGATCTTGCATTATGCGATTTAGATCGTATAATAGCAAGTATGAAGCAAAACAACTATCCACACAACGAAGTCAACGATTATGTCAAAAAACGTTGGCAAGTGTGGAATGAAATTTATCAGGTCAGGAAATCATGAAACGAAATTATAGCACTGGTGTAAAAAGCGAACAGCCAAACTTCTTTGTTGGTACTGAGGTCGAACATACTTCGGCTCACGGAATGAAAACACTGTTTGTTGTTGGTTTACAACCAGCAGAAGAAATTCTAAAACTAGCCAAGAAAAACAAAGTTGATCATATCTACTTTGGTGCTAACATGAGTTTTAGCATTGACCAAACTCAACCTGAATATGATCAATATATGGCATGGCATGATCCTATTGCATTTATGCTAAAAGAAGATTATTGGGTTACACTAGACTATGACTTAAAATATCACGAAGGTGTTCTTGAAGCAGGATGGAGCGAATACGATCGCTTTATTAGTATGATCAGTGTTAAACTTCCGTACATTCGTCAACTTGGTTATAACGCCTGCATTAAGTTGGACGATCGTGATTTTCGTTCTACTAACCCAGGCGTTTGGGTTCATTCTGTAAGCGATTTAACCAATCGTGATACTTTCACCGACTGGTCAAAATATACCAAAGATACAATTATTCGTTGACAACAAACAAAAGTAGTTATATATTGTGAGCATAGACAACGAAACGCAAGAAGCATTGCACAACTATTTCCTAAGAAAAGAAAAAGAACAACGTATGACATAAGCATCTAAAAGTATTTG